GGGGGCCGGACCTTGGTGGTCCACGAGAACTTCTCGCCCCCGGTGTCGGTCGGCTCCCAACCGAGTGCTTCCATCTCGTGATCGAAGTAGGACGACAGGTGACCCTCGGCGATGATCTTCGCGTTGTCCGGGATGACAGCCATCACTTCTCCAAGGCCGAGATGTGCGTCGCCTGATGGACGCCACCCAGGTTGTTGATCTGGAAGGCCACGGGGTCTTGGAGGCTCCACGACAGGTACGGACGAGCGGCACCTTCCGCGAGGGTACGGGAAGTCCGGCTCACGGACTCCTCGATCTCGTGGAACTGAACCTTTCTGCGGTCGGTGTAGGTGGCCGTGACGATGTACTTCGCCGAGTAGAACCGGCGAACCTCGTCCCCCTGGGGCTCCGCCCCCCACGCGAAGTTCGTGCCCGTGCCCGAGGTGGGGTTGGTGCCCGCCGCCCGCCACTCCTGGGTGAGGTAGTCGCACTTGGACTTGTAGATCGGACGGGAGCAGTAGTCGTCCACGTCCTCGCACCTCTTGTGGTCGAACACCCGCGTGTTGCGGTAGCAGGTGTCAGGCACCTGCCGGGTGCAGTACTTGTCCGAACAGGTGGCGAAGCCGTTGCCGTTGTCCCGGCACGTCTCCCCGCACACGTAGCTCTCGGACTTCGTGCAAGAGTAGGACTCCCGCTCCGTCCGGTAGATGTCCTCGCACTCCTGGTGGGAGCCACAGACGTACCGCTCGTCCCTGAAGTGCTCCTCTCGACAGGAGCCTTCGACGAGGTCGAGCCCCGCCTGCGCCCCACTCCCGTTGACCGGAGGGACTTCAGCCCGTTCCCGAGTCTCATGCCGCCAGAGGCGGTCCTTCACATCGGTCCATTGCTCGACGTGAACGGTCCGGGACCACGTCATCGAGGTGACCTGACCGACCACAGCGTGCGTCTGCATCGCCCACACGATGCCGGCGATGATGAGGGCCACCACCGCCAGGACCGCGCACACAACCCCGAACACCTTCATCTCGCTCATCTGGCGGTTGGGCCGGATGTCGTCCTCCGTCACCTCCTCCTGGATCTTGGCCCATGCCTCCTGAACGGTCGGCTTCGCGGACCGTGGGGGCGGCCTCGGCTCCGTGCGGTCCTCCTCGGGGCGGATGTCCCGGTTCATCTCCTCCTCGAGCTTCGCGTCGAAGCCCTGGACTCGCTGATGGGCACCCTTGAAGTCGGGGTGATCTTCCTCGGCCTTGGCGTACCGGGGGCTCCCACAGGAGTCGCACTTGTCCCCGTTGCCCTTGTTCCCGCTCCCACAGTGGGAGCAGAACCAGTCGGCCCCCGAGGTGGCGAGCTTGAGGAGTTCGGGGTCGGTGACGGTGGCCGCCTTGTTCCGGCCTGTCCTCGAGTCGTAGTCGTCGGACCCGAGGCCATCCATCTTCATCTCGCCCTTCTCGCGGGGCGAGCCACAGGACGGGCAACGCTTGTGACGGCCGAGGATGCCCCGAGTCGAGCATTCCCCGCAGTCCCACTTGAGTTCGACGATACGGCTCATCGGTACACCGGCTTCGTGCTGTGCTGCACGTCGTTGGGAGAAACCGTGGGGGCGAAGCCCCGAAGCCGGAGGCCGCCCGTCTTGGTGGTGCCCATCACGACGTAGGCTTCGTCGAGGTGCATGTAGGTGGCCGCCTTGCCGAGGAAGAAGCGAACACCCCTCTTCTTCGCCTTGGCCGCATCCCGCTCACGACGAGCGATCTGCTCCTCGACGGAGAGGATGCACTCCACCTTGTCCCCGGGCTTGAAGTCGCTCACGGCTTCGGCTCGTGGTCGTGCTTGTGGAAGCACATGCGGAACCAGACGCCAACGAGGGGAAGGGCGGCGAGTCCCTGCAGGACGACCAGCCACTCGCCATGACAGTTGAAGATGTGTTCCATGGTGGGATCTCCGACACCGACTCTACGCATGCCGGGTCGGTTCCTGAACCCCTCTACGGGAGTCCTGACAGGAATCGTGCAAAGTCGAGCGCGTGCTTCCACCCCTCGGGGGAGGCAGGGAACCGGGCAGCGGGACTGGGGGCCGACGTGTACACGTCCTTCAGGCTGGGGTCCCTGAAGTGCGGGTCGATGCGCCTCCACTTCACGACCGCCTTCAGCGAGACGCCCTTGTAGACGATGACCTTCGTGCCCTCGAAGGCACACTTCACGCAGGAGGGGTACTTGATCTTCATCACGAGGATGGGTCCGACCTCCTCCACCTCGAGGATCTCGAACTTCTCCGCGTCCGGGGTGATCTCCTTGACCTTGTTCTCCCACGACTGCGCCCCATGCCACGCATGGGCTTGGTTCTCTCGGTAGACCAGGGGAATCTCGTGGTGGTTCATCCCCGCATGGTAGAGGTACGGCCCGAGGATCAGGGGAGCGGTGGGGGTGGCAACAGCGGCGGTGCTCATCGGGACTCCGAGGGTTTCGGCTCGGACCAGCCGAGCAAGTTGTCGAGGCGGTTCCAGAGAGCGAGGACGACAGGGCCATCCTCCTCCCGTCGAAGGGCTTGGCGGAAGCCGGGGTACTCCCGCTGATACATGGCCTGCTTGGTGTCCTTCGAGGCCAAGCAGGCTTCTACGTTCGCGATGCGGTCGCACAGCTTCAACAGCACCGCTCGCGAACCCGCTCCACGAATCTTGGGGTAGGTGGCAGCGTTCCGTTCCTTCCGGTTCTTGCCCTCGGCACTGGTGACAGCCCACACGAGGGAGGCCACACCTTCGCCGAACAGGTCTCGAACCTCCTCGACCGACGTGGGGGTGTCCTCCACCACGTCGTGAAGCCAGGCCGCCGTCTCGAGGTCGGCATCGCCTCGGGCAACCGTGGCGACCTGGGCTGCAACTTCGGCCAGGTGGGAGGAGACGTAATCGCGTCCCCCGTACTTCTGACCCGCGTGGCGTTCGGTCACGAACGCGATGACTTGAGTGTTGTCCATGCTCTCTCTACGCGGGGACGGGTGGCGTCTGAACCCAACGACCCACAGAGTTGTCCCAGCACACCTCGCCCAGCGACTCACTGGACCAAGGCCGAAACCCATCTTCGAGGAGCAACCCGCTCAACCGGGTGCCGTAGAACCGGCCGACGATTCCAGCGGGGTGCTCTTCCAGAAGTTGCACCACCAGAAGCGCCTGCGCTTGAGGGAGGTCCACCTGTCCGAAGATGAGGCGTTGATGGGAACGAGAGGCCCCAATCTCGCGTAGAGAGGGGTCTACGGTCGTAGCCTCTCGTGGCAGATCGCTCATCAGCACCCCTCGTGTCATAGAGAGACCTACGCGGAATGTGCAGCGTTCTGATCGGGGTGGGTTCAGATTCCGTCGGCCCCGCGTAGTAGGGGAGGAGGATGAGTCCTATGACCGACCCGGTGCCGGAGATGAAGGGTGACCGTTGGCGTGCGACGCACCGCGCCAATGTGGTGTCGATCCTCGGTGCCGATGCCCCCCGCGTGATCTCGCAGGGCACGCGGTTCTACAACGTGGACCGGTGGACCGTCCGGGTGCTCGTGAAGCACATGTGCGATTGGGCCAAGGCCAACCCTGGATGCGTCCCCACCCGGGCCAACGTGACCGAGTGGGTGACCGCCTCCAACAACGAGAAGGTCAAGGACTCCGAGCGTCGCATCGTCATTGCGGCGACCCCCAACACCCTTTCGATCCGGGTCGCTCTCGCCCTCGTTGGCGGCGGCTACCACGAAGCGTGGCACACGAAGTACTCGTGCCGTCGGAATCTGACGGTGGACGAGGCTTGTGCCCTGATCCTCCCGCGTTGGGCTTCGATCCCGGATTGGGCTCCCCTCCACGGGCTCCTCCAGGACTGGAACAACGTCGTCGAGGACATTCGCATCGAGCGTCGAGGCAACGAGGATTACCCCGGTTGCTACGACAAGATGTGCGAACTCCAGGACTTCATCCTGATGCAGGAGTTCTCGGATCGTCGGGAGCTTCTGTCCGAGCGTGGCCCCAAGCCGCTCGAGAAGCCGCTCCCCATCGTCACCGGCATGTTCCGGGACCTGGGCCTCGGCTACGACACGGACACGCAGAATGATGCGTTGCGCTCCTACAGCGAGCGCAACAAGGATGCCTGTGATCTGGTCGAGAACGGGCCTCTGCGTCCGCTCCTCGACGAGTCCATCAACATGCCCCGGACGGACGTGTTGGGTTGCCTCCGCGTCGCCATGGACGTGCTGATCGAGCTTCAGAAGCTCATCGACCCCGAGGACATGCAGAAGGCGGCGGACGACGCCCAGGCTTCGGGGGGCAAGCCCAAGTGCCCGAAGTGTGGGGCTCCCGGCAAGGATCTGGTGGTCCGCCCCCTGTCCGACGGGAAGGGCGGCAAGGTCAAGGGGAAGGGCATCATCACCTGTACGAAGTGCGGGTGGCAGGAGGCCGTTGATCTCAAGTCCGCGCCTCCGAAGGCGTCTCAGCCCGCTCCTCCGCAGGATGCGGACGACATGATCAAGTTCGAGGACGTGCCCCAAGAGCCAGGTGATGCCGACAGCGATGGCTCGGACGGCGAGAGCCAGCCGGGGAAGGGCTCGAAGCCCGACGGGAAGGGCAAGGGTGCCTCCAAGGGCGGCGACCCGTCCGAGGATGGGGACGAGGACGGCGAGGGCTCTGGGAAGGGCTCCGGCGGCGAAGAAGACGAAGGCGACGAGGATGGGGAGGGCTCCGGCAAGGGCTCTGGTGAGGAGGATGGAGCCGAGGGCGGCGGAGACGAAGGGGACGAAGACGGCGAGGGCTCCGGAGACGACGGGGACAACGACGGCGACGGGGACAACGACGCCGAAGGCTCCGGGAACGGGAAGGGTCAGGGGGACGACTCCTCCGACTCCGAGGGGAAGGACCCCGCTCCGGGTGCTGGGGGCCACCACTGGGATCCCGAGCGTGCGAAGGCGTGGGAGATGGTTGCCGAGGAAATCCTCGACGCAGCCTCCAAGGGAGAGGAGGCGGGTCTGCGGGATCTGGCCTCGGCTCTCGAAGAAGCCTTCGATGCGGTCCGCGAGCGTGAAGGTTCGGACTGCACGACCGAGGAGAAGGTCTGGCGTCCCTACAACCCCGCTCTCGACATCGTGACGATGGTGCCCCCGTCGGACGGGGGCAAGGCCGATGACCAGCGGCGGGCCAAGGCTCTCCTCGCGTCGGTCAAGTCGGAGTGTTCCTTCCTGCGTGCTCGTCTCCGGTCCATCGTCCGGGCGGTCGAGCAGCGGTCGGTGATCCACGGTGTGCGTCGGGGTCGGGAACTGTCCGAGCGGATGCTGGTGGACTCGGTCGCCGCGATTCGGTCGGGTCAGGCTCCGAGCCGGGCCTACTACACCGTCAGCGACAAGATCGACACCTCGATCGCGGCGGCCATCGTGATCGACCAGTCGTCGTCGATGTCCTGGCCCCGGACGAAGCTCCAGGATGCCACCCGGTGCCTCGTGGCTCTGACCGAGCCCCTGGACGCCATCGGGGCGGCGGTGCTCGTGGCGGGCTTCCGGGATGGTCCGGGCAACCCCAACGGTGTGGACTACGACGACATGCAGTCGGGCGAGTTCCACCGGGCCGAGGGTGTGTGCCACGACGTGTTCAAGGGGTTCGACGAGAAGTTCCAGTCGGCGTGTTGGCGGTTCGCCAACACCCGGGCGGTCGGCGGCACGCCGATGGCGGACGGGGTGCAGTTCGGGTTGGAGTGTCTGGCGACCCGCCAGGAAGCTCACCGGGTGCTGTTCATCGTGACGGACGGGGAGCCCAACTACGGGCACAGCCCGGTCATCAAGCGTCAGATCCGCATCGCGAAGAAGTCGGGGATCAACATCATCGGCGTCGGGATCGGGGCCGAGTCGAAGTCGGTCATGACGCTGTTCCCCGACCACGTTTGGGCTGCCAACATCTCCGAACTGCCCAAGGCACTCATCAACAAGCTCAACGATATCCTGGACTTCCGGGGGATCGGGCGTGGTCGGCCGCTGGCAAAGTCAGCGTGATTCTCGAGTTGAGGTTCAGGACGGGCCTCCCATCGCGTAGACAGGGAGAGGAGAAATCCCGATGACGTTCGAGACCCCGGCCTGCCGTGTGTGTGGCCATCGCGACCACTGGCTCGGTGAGCACATCATCGAGGCTCACGCGATGAGCCTTCCCGAGTACCTCCGGCGGTATCCAGGTGCCCCGCTCGCCTCCCAGGCGGCGTTGGCAGAACTGAACCGGGGGTGTGCGGACCTCCGCAAGAACCAGCAGCCGCCCCCCGGGATCGACGCTTTGAGCATCGACTTCGCCGGTGTTCGGACTCGGGTGAGCCCCGACGTGCCCGAGTCGGCATGCCTCAAGCTGCCCGACGCCTACCGGATCCCCCAGTACGGGGAACTGGCGAAGGATGTTCGGGAGGCGGCCATCAGCCTCGCTCGGGGTCGCTCCATGTACATCTGGGGCCTCCCGGGCACCGGCAAAGACGCCCTGTTCCACGCCTTCTCCTGGATGACGCGGACGCCCGGTCTGATCTTCCAGGTCGAACCCTCGGCGGACATTCGCGCGTGGTTCTTCAGCCACGAGTTCAACAAGGAAGGGACCTATTGGGCGGAAGGTGAGCTTCTCAAGACCCTCCGCGACGGGTACACGACGCCGACGGGTCGGAAGGTGCCGTACCTCATCCTGATCACCGACTTCGACCGGGCCACGAAGGAACAGGCGGAAAGCCTCCGTCTCGTTCTCGACTCCATCGAGGGTCGCGTGAAGGGTCCGGCGGGCGTGACCTACAAGGTGTTCCCAGGCACGCAGGTCGTCGTGACGGCGAACACGGCGGGGGGTGGTGACACCCGGGGGCGGATGATCTCGGCCAACGTGATCGATGCCTCGATCCTCGACCGGTTCGGTCGCGCCTACGAATTCCACTGGATGGACTGGCAGGACGAGGAGGTCATCGTCCGCAACAAGTTCCCTCTGCTGGAGGAGCGGTGTCCCTCGGTGTTCAGCCAGATCGGGGCGGCCACCGGCTCGCTTCGCAAGGCCATCGCCTCCGACGAGTTGTATGCGGAGTTCTCGCACCGTGCCCTGTGCGCGTGGCTCGGACACGCCGAAGACATCGTGGCCATCGAGGACAAGGTGCCCCAGGATCTCGTCAAGCGGGCCTTCCGGGCGGTTCTCGACAAGCTCCCCGACGCGGAGACGCGGGACCAAGCCGTCCACCTCATCAGTTCGCACATCCAGGGTGGGGCTCTCCCGAAGGCTGGGAAGAAGTGACCCGATAGGCGTCCTATACCGCCCGGTGGTTGGTGGGCTTCTTACCCACCGGACGGGGCCGCCTTGTCGAAGTCCGACATGATCCAGCGCATTGCTCGTCGTGCCTCTGAACGTCAGGGGTACGGCCAGATGCGGACGCTGCACCTCCGCGAAGAGGTGGCCAAGGCGTTGGCCAACCGGCCGGACGGTGCGAAGGCATCCACCCTGTCCGCTGTGCTGGCCGAAGCCATCAAGTTGATGGTGGGCGAGGGGGCTGATCCGCAAGCGGTGGAAGCCCTGGCCCGTCAAGAAGCCTCGGACTTCGTGAAGAAGGCTCTCCGCCTGAGGAAACGCTGATGCCCACCTCCGGTATCTATGCCGTCCGCAACAAGATCAACGGGAAGGTTTACGTGGGGAAGTCTGTAGACATCACCCACCGTTGGTGCAGCCACAAGGCTCGTCTGCGTCGAGGTGTGCATGTCAACACGCACTTGCAGCGGGCATGGAACCTGTACGGAGAGGGGGCTTTTGAATGTGAAGTCGTTCACCGGGAGAATGACAGAACCTTGCTGCCGCAACTAGAAGCCCAGTATGTGCTCGACTTCTCCGCCACAGACCCCGAGAAGGGCTACAACTTGAATGTGGTAGACACCCACAGCTATCGCGCGAGCCCAGAGACACGGGCCAAGCAGAGTGCGGCACAGAAGGCTCGACATGCGGCCCACCCTCGCACTTGCACGCCTGAGCAGCGAGCAAGGATGAGTGCGGCCCAGAAAGCTCGGGGGGCTACAGCTTCGGCGGAAACACGGGCCAAAATGAGTGCCGGCAGCAAGGGCAAGAAGAAGAGCCTCGAACATCGAGATGCTCTCATCGCCGCACATACGGGATGGGTTCCGAGTCAGGAGACTCGGGACAAGATTGGAGCAGCACATCGGGGAAGGAAAGCCAGTCCTGGAACCAGAGCCAAGATGTCGGCTACTCGCAAGGGCAAGAAGCGGGGCCCATACCGTAAGCACGCGCAAAGCGTAGAAGAAAACAAGTGAGGTAGCCGGTGCCTTCTTTCCTCAAGACAAAGAAAGATGAAGATATGTGGGCCAAAGCCAAGGCGTTTGCTGAAGAGTCAGGGCACAAGGACGATTGGCCCTATATAACAGGCATTTGGAAACAAATGCAGGGCGAGGGTGCTTCGGCTCGGGTCGCGGATCGGTTCCTGGCCGCCTACGAACCCGGTCACCGCAAGGATGACTCTCGCGACCCCGACACCGATGGCTGGGTGAACGGCCTCGTCGAGGACTTCACCCCCACTGAAGGTGAGGGCTCCCAGGTGCCCTTCCCCCGCGACAACCAGGGCCACCCCCTCGCCCCGCCCGACCTCGGGATCGAGAACATCCCTGGCTACGAGTGGCACGACAAGTCCAAGGCGTTCCACTCCATCATGGAGAAGGAAGCCTCGAGCCGGACGGCCTCGATGGAGGACGAGCTTCGCTGGTGCGCCAACGAGATCGACCGAGCCAACGACATCCTTCGCGATGTCGTGCTGACCCTCGACGGCCGCCGTGATGGGGATGAGTCCATCTCGGACGTGTACGGGGCAGCGGCGGTTGTGACCCGCGAACTCTCCATGAACGTCTCGAAGAGCCTCGCGGAGGCCGAGAAGAAGCTCCGCCGGCTGGTCTAGCGCCTGAAGCGGTAGACCGCCGAGGGACGACCCACGCCTCCCCGCTTGCCGGGGGCAGTCTCGAGGATGCCGTCCTCGAGCATCCGGCGGAACTTCCGGTGGAAGGTCTTGGGGTCGTAGGCGGCTCCCTTGATCGCCTCGTACACCGACCGAAGCTCGGCCACGGTGAAGGTCTCGGGCACCAGGTCGAAGGCGATGGGGGAGTAGTCGATGCGACCCCGCAGCCGCTTGATGGCCGTGTCGAGAATCTGGTCGTGGTCGAAGGCGAGGGCCGCCCTACTCTCGAGCACCTCCTGGACGGACTGCCACTTCGCCTCGTCCGCATCGTCCCCAGCCGTCACGAGCGGGGCCAGCGTGGGCCTCACGAGAGCGAAGTAGGCGACCGAGATGACGCGCGTGCGGGGGTCACGCCCGGCCTTCCCGAACGTGTACAACTGCTCGATGTAGCACGAGCCGTGAGGGAGCCCCGTCTCCTCCTGCAGTTCGCGGTGGGCCGCTTCCTCCAGATCCTCCCCCTGTTGCTTCAGCCCGTCTCCGACATCGACGAAGCCGCCAGGGAACGCCCAGCATCCCCTGTAGGGGTGTCCGCCCCGCTTGATGAGCAGCACCTTCAGATCCGTGTCGATGACCGTGAAGATCGCCAGGTCGACCGTGACCGACGGCTTCGGGTAGTCCTTCGCCGTGTAGGCGGCGAGGAACTCAGCCTCGGTCATGTCCGCCCCGTCCTTGGACGAGAGCTTTCCGCTGGGATCGGTCACTTCAACCTCATCGTGTACACCTTGTCGCCTCGCACGAAGGCAACCTTGCCCCCGTGCTTGATCAGGTGCATGTCGTTGCCGAGTTCCGTAGACTCCACTACCCGGATCTTGTCAGAACCGACCGAGGAGACTTCGAGCTTCTCGTCCTCGTTGAGGTGGACGCAGATCCCGTTGTCGAGGACCACGAAGTTGAGCCCGGCCGGCGTGATGTCCGACACCACCGGGCGCATCCGGTAGGTCTGGTAGTGCTCGTCGAAGATGAAGGTCAACCGGTCGTACTTGCCCTTCTTCGCACCGACGACCATCAGGAGGCGGTTGTCGAACTTGGCCTCGACCACCTTGTAGTCGTCGAGTTCGGGCACCCGGACCTGGTGGGCAAGCCCGGCAGCAGGAAACACGGAGACGAACATCGAGCCCAGGAGGTTCTGCACGAGCACCCCGTCATGCAGACGGGTGGCGTACTCCAAGATGTTGGCCGCCACCCGAGGAGACGCCACGACGTTGCTGCCCGAGTCGGTGAGCACCATCTCGATGATGCGATCTGCACTCTTGACGTAGATGCGGCCCCCGTAGGCCATCACCTGGTCGGCCTTCAGAGTGACGGGCACGTCCTTCTGTTGGGCCATGTTGTAGAGCCGGAGTTCGCCGTTCTCGAGCCACGCCACGACAGGCTGGTTGAGCTTGGGGCTGAAGCCCACTCCACGCACCGGAGTGGGTCCCCGCACCTTGCGCCCGTTGAGGAACACGCCCTCGGGAGTGCCCGCCACCACAGCCCCGCCGTTCTCGACGAACCCGAGCACCTGTGCGGCGAAGGCCGCCAACTCGGAGATGTCGAGAGAGGCCCCGCTGAGGATGGTGCGGACCAACACCGCCGTCGCCACGAACGTGCCGGGGTCTGCAGGCGGAGGGAGACGCTTCCCGTCCTGGAGGACGGCCTTGAACCACGCCCGGTAGCCAGGCGGAATCACGTCCACGGGGTACACGACCTTGGGGACGGACACCGAGGGGTCGAAGATGGAGATGCACGCCTTCATCCGCTCCTCGAGCCCGTGGACGGAGGCGTGCTTGCCCTTGTAGGGGTGGATGCCGGTGAACATCTGGTACGCGACACACGCGAACGAGAACCAGTCGGACAACTCGGTGAAGTCGTGCCCCTTCACGGTCCAGTCGCGGACGGAGGGCATGATGGCGGTCGCGGGGTAGCTGCGGGTCTGGTAGCTGTCCACGTCGATGCCGTAGACCTCGGAGAACGTCCGGTCCACGAGGAAGTTCATCTCGTTGAGGTCGACGATGAGCGTGCCCGACTGGTGGATGCTCGCCACCATCGCCTGAAGGTTCCGCACGAGGGCGAGCATCTTCGGGTGGTCGAGCCCTTCCCGCTCCCGGAAGGCTCGGGTGAAGACCTGGCAGAGCGGCATCGTGTTGCCCACGAACCGCATCGTGTAGCCGAGGGGCTGGTTCGTCTTGGGGTCGAGCAACACCCGTTCGGGCTTGATCACGTTCGGGTCGCGGATGGCGGCCAACTCCGTGATCTTCCCGACAGGGAGCATCCTCCCGGGGTCCGTGTAGACCTTGAACGCGGTGGTGCCCTTGGCGTAGATCGAGCCTTCGCCGCCACTTCCCACATAGTCACGTTGTGTCAGCGTGACCGGCCCTTGCCCTTGAATATGGACGATCACGGTTTTGCTCCGCGTGTAGCTCTACATGACAACGCACGCAGAGGAGGATGCACTTGTCGATCTCCGCCTGGAGGCGCTGCCACGCCCATCCGTACATGCGCGAGACCGTGAACTCCTTCACTGTCGGATCGGAGTGGTGGAATACGAGGGCATCGAGGCACCGGAAATAGCCGCACTCGACGCATTTCCCTCCTTTGTATGCGACTGCCCGTTCCTTCTGTCGTTTTGCTCGCAAAACCGATCGGCAGGCGTTGCAGACCCCCTTCCGATGACCGGCGCTGTTGTTGTGCTTCCCCAGGTAGGTGAACGCCTTGCCACAAGTCTGGCAGGTGCGCTCGGGGTTCATCGCCTCGGGATCGTGCAGCGGTTGGTGGTTCCTCGCCCCGAAAGGCGAACACTCCAGGCAGTAGATCCTGCTGCTCAGCATCCTCATCCGACCATCGACCATCACGCGATTCGGAAATGTGTTCCCACACTTCTTGCAGGTTCTCTTGCCGGGTTTGCGGGTTTTGAAGGTGTAGGCCATGCGCGCAAGCATAGCACAGCGGAGCAACGAAAGCTATGACCTCGCCGCCCGAAGCGACGAACTCCCGCTGGGTGAGGCTGACCTCGCCCTGGCCTTGGATGACGACCTTCATGGCTGTGTCCGTTGGAAATACTGGGTCGGCACGGAGTCCACCAGCCAGACGTGGTTGTCGGTCTCGAAGAACTGGAACCCAGCTTCGGCCATCTCCTGCGCCCGCACCTCGAGGATCACGGGCTTTCCGTGGCGTCCCCCAACCTGGCGAGCCGTGTCGGTGGTGGCGGACAGGTGGACGTGGTGGCGGGACATCTTCTGCAGACCTTCCCTGAAGATGGCCTCGAGGAAGCGTTCAGCGGTGCCGTGGTACAGCACGGCGGGCGGGGCCTTCGGCTGGTAGCCAAGCTCCACCTCAACCGAGTGCCCCTGACGAGCACGGATTCGTGTCCCGTCCTCGTTGAACTCGAACCGCTTCTTGTTGTTGTCCGCGACGACCTGGTTGAGGTCGTCGCGGGACATCCCACGCCCCCGTTCGTCGAGTGCCTTCAGCAAGGCGTCGACCTCGACCCACCCTGCATCATCGAGGGTGAGCCCCACACTCCCGGGCTTGTGCCGCAGGATGAGGGAGAGGAACTTCGAGTGTTGGGTCACGTCAGCCATTGGAAACCTCTGCGCCGAGGTACATCCCGGCCACCGAGAAGTCGTCGTCGTGGTGCCAGCCCTTGGCCGCCACGTCCTTCAGGAACCGCTTCGCCCGACGGGTGAGGAACTCCCCCACGAACCCCTTGATGGCGAGCATCTCGTCGACCACGACGGGGAGGGGGACAGCCTCGGTCATGCCCGAGGTGCCCACGGGCTTGCGGAAGGAGAGGGCTCCGTCCGAGAACAGGAGCACGAGGTCGAACTGGTCCGCGTTGAACCCGTAGGAGGTCACCGGGGAGCCCCAGCCCTCGGGCCCCAGGATGACCACTTCCTTCTCGGACACATCGTCCCCGTCGTAGGAGGTGACCACTTGCCGGGTGCCGAACTCGGTGGCGTAGCGGTCCCGTCGGGACCGGTCGAGGTCGTAGTTGGGGTAGAGCGGGGCCCCAGACGGGTAGCTCGTCGAGATGATGAGCCGTGTCCCATCCCGGCGGCGAGCGACCACCACGCCATCTCCGTGAACCGTCACCTGCACAGAGCGCGAGGTGGGGTCCCAACGAGCCGACAGCAAGGTGGCGTCCAGCGTCTCATCCGGGAGGGCCAACACCTCCAACAGGAGCCGAGCTTGGGCCACACCGTCGGCTGGGCCGTGGATCTGGGCCATGTGGCAGATGAGGCGGGAGCCCACGTCCGTGTGGGGGGACGAGGAGCACCCGTCCGACAACAGGATCAACCCGGACTGGGCCAGCGCGTAGTCCTGGCAGACGTTGTGCTGCTTGCCCGTAGTGAAGAAGGCGTCGGTGTTCATGGGGCACTCGGCTTGGGGATTTGAGCTAGGGCGGGGCTCCCGAGTTGTTCGATGAGGAGCCGAGTGAGGTCCAACAGGTTCTCGGGCCACGGCTCTCCGAGCTTCCACCACACGGGCTCGGTGGTGCCCAGGGTGTACCGCTCGAAGTGGAGCATCGTCATCGGACGCCCCTTGTCCTTCTGGAGGACGCGCGTGACCCAGCCGAGGAGTCGGCCCGCTTCCACGGTGTCTCCCACCTTCAGGTCAGCGGGAGCGATCTCCCCGTAGCAGAGGACGTGTTGTTCCCCCTGCACGAGGATGCAGTCGGTGTCGTTCCACCAGGGGGAGTCCGCCTTCGGTCCCGTGAAGGGGAGGATGGCGACCACCACCCCCGGCTCGACGGCGAACACGGACGTTCCCTCGGGGCAGTAGAGGTCCACGCCCGTGTGGATGTCGTGCTTGCGCGCCACCCCAAACGCTCCCGGAGATCCGGGAGCGGGGAACGTGCGGGCTTCCCCGGAGAGAGGCCACATCAGGGGCTCCTGGAGGAGACCACCTGTGCGGCCTCCGACACGTCCGTGTCGAAGCAGCACGAGCGGGTATAGACGATGCGCTCGTCCTTTCCTCCCCGACGACGCACCGTGATCTCGATGCCTCCGCCGTACCCCGCATCGCGGCCCATGAACCCGGGGTCGGATGTCGGGACCCTACGGACGCGAACCACCTCAAACTCGGAGGTTGCTCGCGTCGGGTCCTCGGCACTGGTGTCCAGCACATGTTCGACCTTGCGCTCCCAGCCCCCTGGACGCTTCTGCGTCTCCTTCCAGTGGTGCGAACCTCCCCGACCCCCTTGGAGCGGTGATCGGACGAGAACGAGCTTCCCGCCAGGGGTGAACCGGGTGTTGTGACAGCAATGCACGAGGTGAGCCCCGAGGATGATGTCACCCACCTTCTCTTGGGTGGTGGTGGTGGTGGTGGTGCTCACGGAGCCCCCTCTTTCAGAAGGTGAGGGCCTGCGAAGGGCCGCCCGTGCCGAGAGCCTGGCTCTGGCTGCTGATGGACTTCGAGACGAAGGCCGCGAGCTTCGCGAGCCGCTTCTCGTCCGCCTCACCGATGTTCACGAACTGGGTGAACCCGGCCTGGGTGGCGAAGTCCTGGAGCATCTGGGCGAGCATCGGGTCGGTGACGTTGACCCCGATGAGGATGCTCACGATGGACTCGAGAGCCTCGGAGGGGACGACGCGCTCGAGGGACTTCTTGACCTCGTTGACGGTCATCTTGCCCGCGTTGTTCCCGCCGTCGGTGATGACGAACACGATGCCGTTGGCCGTGAAGTCGTTCTGCTGGAGGTCGCGACCGTAGCGGGCCACGGCATCCACACAGTCCACGGAGGCGTCGTACAGAGCCGTCGAGCCGCCCGCCGGGATGGTGTTGTCGTAGTCGCCGGGGTTGCAGTCCTGGAGGAGCTTGAACCCGTGGACCTCGGTGAGGAGGTGGTCGAACCGGGTGTACCGGAGCATCAGGTTGTCGGCCCGGGGCGAGTGGCGGCACGCCTCGACGATGGCCTTGATGGCCTTCTCCTCCTGGCGGGCGAACCCGGCCACGGAACCGGAGCAGTCCACGGTGAGGCCGACAAGGGTGTACTCGCCGGCTCCGAGCTTCGAGATGTCCACGGCGGAGAACCCGAACGTGGAAGCCACAGGGCCGGTGGCGTCGGCAGAGAACTTGGGCATGGTCGTGACTCCGGTAAAGCACCTATATCGCAACGGGTGTTAGCGACGGAGGTGTGTGGTGGGTGGTAGAAGTTGGACGTTGGGTGAAGTCGAGGGGTTCTTCCGAAAAGCCGGATGTGAACTCCTCTCGGTTGAGTACACGGGGTGCAACCAGAGGCTTCGCTACCGATGCGGATGTGGAGTGGAAGCCGAAACAGTGTTCCGAACCTTCAAACACAAGGTTGAAAAGGGTGTTCGTCGTGGTTGCGAGCATTGCGCGATCGAGCGGATGCTGGAGACCACGCGAGAAAGAAACGGCGGGCAACATCACTTTCAGACTGACGACTTCCTCCGTCGTCGGGGGGAGTCGAACCTTGCCCGGTTTGGTGTGGCAAACGTTCTTCAGAGTGCCGCGATCAAGCAAAAGCGGGTGGAGACGGTGCGTGCGCGCTACGGGGTTGATTCGGTGAGTCAGGTGCCCGAGATACAGCAACGACAACGAGAGGGCTTCCGGGCGAAGTACGGTGTGGAACACTTCCTCCAACATCCAGAATCGGCTGCAAAGTTCCGTCGGACATTGGTGGAGCGATACGGGGCCCCGAGTCTTGCTTTTGTAAGTCGACGCTCCTCCCACGAAGCACAGAATTTCTTCGGGCTCCTGTTTGACAGGCTTCCCAAGGAACACCATGAGAAGTGCTACTTCTCCCCCCACACGCGGGAATTCAACGTCTGGAAGGACGGTGCCTACTACAAGTACGACTTCGTCCATTCCCGATTGAAGAAGGCCATTGAGTACAACGGATCCCGGTTCCACCCACGTCCTGAGCAAGACGCGGACGAGGTCGGGTGGTGCTTGTTCCGACCCAACCGCACCGTCCGCGAGGCCCGCGAGTACGAGGAGCACAAGCTCGGTGCCCTCCGTGCTCGTGGGTTCGATGTCATGGTGGTATGGGATCATGAGGTGAAGCACGACAGGGACTCCGTCATCGCCCAGTGTCTCGCTTTTCTGCTTACGCCAGAACCTCATCGGAGTTGACGACACGCATCCCCTTCGGCTGCATCTCCTTCAGGAAAGCATCTCCGAGGAAGTCGAATCCCCCGACGTTCGAGCAGCAGTCACGGATGAGCCACATTTTCTCGACGTACTTCGGGTTCGTGAATGCCGAAGCAATGTCCTTTCCCGTTGAGGCCACGCAGTGGGACAGCGCCTCGCCCGTGAACAGGATCACGTCGGCGTCCTCGAGGGTCTGGACGAGGCGGGTGTTGACCTGGGTCGCCGGGTCGGCCGGGTCCGGCACCTCGGCCATGACGCCGGAGAAGTGCTCGGTCCAGGGGTTGTTGCCCTTGACGACGTAGTTGACGCGGCCGATGAACTCACGCTCCCACCACTTCAGGGCATTCGCGAGTTCGGGGACGACGCCCCAACCCCAGGTGCCGACCACGCAGTGCTCGGTCCAGACGATGTGGGGGTAGCGGCCACGGGCCGCGAGGGCCTGCAGGTAGCCGAACGAGCCCTTCCCGGTCGGGCCGCCCTGGTGGAGGAACGAGGGGATGGTGGTGACGTACTCCTCCTCGGTCGGGGACATGCCGAAGGCGTTCGGGCTCGAGCCGCCGGGGATGAACTTCACGACGCGGCGGCCGTCCGGGTGGATGCCGAGGCAGGTGAACGGGGCGGGCTCGGCACCGTCCGAGGCACGCTTCCACCAGCGGGGACGCTCGATGCCGACGGTCTGGTGGGAGTCCATCGTGACGTGGATGTCGTCGATCTTGCTGCCCAGACGGCGGACCATCTTGGCGAGGCGGTTCATGTCCTGGTCGGCACCCGGAACGACGAGGGCACCCTGGTTGCCGTGGCCGTCGTCCCCGATGCAGAAGTCGTTCTGGGGATCTACCACGAAAAGATGCAAGCGCATGTGCTACTCCTTCGGAAGCAAGTGCTTCCAAGTGCGGTTGTGGACGATGGCGGCCACCGTCCCGGGGGCGATGTTGAAACGTTGGGCGAGCGACACCTGTGCTTCGCCTTCCTTGAAGGCGGCTCGGATCTGAAGGACATCTCCGTCTCTCAACTTGGAGAGATGGTGTCCCGATCCCCGCTTGCGCTTGGTGATCAGGCTGTCACGGTGAGGCACCGACTTCTGCGGAGGTCGAGACACGGCATCTTCCGGCGACCACCCGTTCTTGAGCCGGTATTCCAACGACTGGACAGTGATGCCGACCTCCTCCGCCCACTGTGTGAAGGGCTTGGTGACACCTTCGACGGTGAGGAACCTCGTGGAGGAGGTGTTGCGGGCCTGTTCTTTGGGTGTGGCCCACCGGACGTTGTGGGGCTCATAGTTCCCGTTGTTGTCGATGCGATCGAGCGAGTGTTTCGGGGAAGGTCGAGGCCCCATATCTGCGAGGAACTGATCGAAGCTCTTGTCCCACGCCGCACACACCTGAGCCCGATTCCCATAGAGGTAGAAGCTCTGGTTCCTCGGATCTGAGCACCTCCGACGCATATTCATCCAGATGCGATACTCGGGGCGGTAGCTGCGGGGGAGCGGGCTTTCCGTTGGGAGATGGGTTGAAGCACCCACTTCCGCCAAATCAACGGTGGGCACTACCTGAGCCCACGCCCCATACTTCTGTGAGAAGAATCCGATGGGACAGACTTCCACACCTTCCCGCACGAACGAGTCCGCGAGAACTACAGCATCTCGGACGTGCGCCGTTCGGGCTTTGCGGGATGGGGCGGAAGTCAGTTGCACGAAAGTCCCTCTTTTGAGCATTGTGTGAAGCCTCCGTAGGGAGACTATCACATCAGACCGGAAGCTCGTTGGTGAGGATGCCCGCTTTGACCAACGACGCGCGGTCACCGAGGGCCGGGCAGTTGGGGTTCATCTTGTGGCGGGTGGCCGCCTCGACCCGCCGGGCGTTCGTGAGGAGCGTGGTGACCACGTTCTCGGGGATGTTCGCGAACATGGACAAGCGGGGGGCGACCTCGTTCAGGCTGAGGAAGGCCAGGGACTCGGAACTGTCCCCGAACAGGACTTCACCGGCCCTCCCGTCGGTCCCGTCGCAGAAGCGGTGCAGCCGCTCGATGAGGCCGACGTTCTTGTAGGCCCCCGTCTCCACGTCCACGTAGGAGTAGAACGGGATGCCACAGCCCTTGAGGCCGAGGTAGGACGCGATCTCCTCCTCGTCGTTGTGCTGGTCGCCGACGCCCCACAGGTCGGGGGACGGACGGGCGGTCAGGATGGAGCGGGGGACACCGAGGGCGATGCCCAACTGGAACACCTCGCCCTTCGACAGCATCGAGATCGGGTTGGAGTCGACCTCGCCGTCGCCGCCCTTCTGGTAGAAGCGGAGGACACGGTCCTCGTCCTCGTTGCCCGTGCCGTGGCGGATGCCCCCGCCCGAGAGGCGGTTGGCGGCCCGACCCCAGGGGGCACGGAGGGTGGAGCGGATGGAGCCGAGGATGGTCGGGTCCTTCTTGATCCGGGTGAAGATGTCCGCCTCGGAGTACCCGGCCCGCGTCATCGCGGTGAGCATGGTCTGGTACAGGGTGTCGAACAGGAACGTGCCGTCGAACTCGATGAGCTTGACCCCGAACGCCTGGGCACACTCCCGAGCCCGAGCGAGAGCGTCCGGGTTGGAGTTGATGCCGAGGAAGGCTGCGGTCACGTTCTCGGGGCCGAGAGCACGGGAGAGGAGCCCGAGCATCACCGCCGAATCCACACCTCCGGAGAGGTCCAGTTCCGCCCGGGTCTGACCTGCCTTCTGGTGCATGTCGCGGATCGCCGCGACGCGGTTGTCGATGAGGGCCTGCGGGTTGAGGACGGGCATTACTGCCTCCGGGTGTTGATGGAGTGCATACGCGAAAGCCGCAAGTTCTGAACCAGAGTCTGAGTGGCGGGGCTCAAAGCGAGTCCCGGCTTCCGAGCGGCGAAGGATTGGGCTTCCCTTGCCGTGAAGTGAACGTGGCTGGGGATTCGGTCCGCCCCAGAGAGCCGCTCGAAGTCGCGAGACATCTCCTCGCCTTCTTGGGCGACGATGCCGGTGGGGCCTTGGTACTCGGCCGAACCGAGACGAGGGCGGTACAGCACCGGCTGACCGGGGATGGACTCTTTCCCCGCTCCGGGCTCATCCCCGAACTTCATGGTCGGGGTCGGGCCGCTCTGCGTGAGCTTGTAGACCGCCGCCACCCGGTCGCGGGTGAGCGGGTCGTTGGGGGCCTTCACGATGTAGCCGCCGTAGCCGTAGAGCACGTCCTCGGCGGGGACTTCGAGCATCTTCCGCAGCGTCTCGAACTCCTCGGTCATCTCCTGGTTGAAGGAGTCCTCGAGGATGAACCGGGGACGGATGCCCATCCCACGAGCCTTCATGACCGCGTAGATGAACTGGGTGCGCTTGTCGCCCGAGTCGAACCGCACGAAGTCCCGACGAGACGGGTCCTCGGCGATGAGAGCGAACGCTTCGGGGAGGCCCGAGTCGATGGTGGAGAAGGTGTCGAGCAGGAAGCTGGTCGGGCCCGCGACACGGTCTCGCATCGCCCGGAAGGCAGCCGCGTCCGACCCGAACCGCTGGACGTGCTCGTGGCCCATGGTGCCGACAGGCGTGAGGCCGAGTTGCTTCGCCAGGTAGACGTTGCTGGTGGCCTGGAGCCCGGCTTCTTTGGCGGCGGACAGAGCCGCGAAGTGTTGGAGGGGGCACGCCACCGAGCGCATCCCCACCTCGAAGATGCGGGTCGGGTCGCCGACCGCCTCGATCAGCCTACGAACGCGAGACTGGACGTGCTCGGTGTACGAGGCGGTATCGACGGTGATCTCGACCTTGGACTTGAAGTGGATGGCGTCGAGCGTCTCGAGGATGATGCGCTTCTGCTCGTCCGAAGTGACGGTCTTCACGACCTCGGCGAGTCGCTGCGGGTCGGTGAAGGCGAGGGTGGCGATCTGGATGCGGTAGTGGAACTGGAGAGCGAGGGGCTCGAGCCACGACACGAGGGCCGAGGGGCCCGTGACCGTGAACACGGGCTCACGGTCGAAGAACCAGGTCCCCTTGGGCAACGCCTTGATGGTGATCTGGCCTTCCTGCAAGGCAGTGAAGAAGGCCCCGCCCATCGGGTACGTCCCGTCCAGGAACTCCACGTCCTCGCGGAAGGCCCTCCCACGGCACGGACCCGGAAGGAGCTTCCGAATCTCCTCCTCGACATCGAACGGGAGGTAGTGCGGGCCGCCCTTGCGGTGGGAGTAGTAGAAGGTCTCGGTGCGAAGCGGGAATCCCGCCTCGGCCATCGAGAACTTGTATCCATCTGTTTCCAGAACGCCGGGCATCTGCTTCTTCCTGTCGGGGTGTCCGAGTTAGTGTCACCGTTGCCGCTAACTACCCGAGCCGGAGAAAAAGTCAAACCCCCGGGCGCAAGAAATCTGAAGCACCTACCGGGCGTCAGCCCTCTTTACGACGTAGAACCTGAAGATCCCACGGGTGATACCACGTCGGGACATCCGGCTCCGCCATCACGTAGACGTGCTGGTCTGCGCTGTAGACGTTCCCGCGAACTGCGAGGACTTCGTACTCTGCCCCGACATCCTGTCCCCGGACGACACGGACGACGTCGCCCACGCCAGGGATGGTGAGTAGGGAACCCGCGAACCGGTGCTTCAGGGTGCGATTGTCGATGGCCTTGAGCATGTCATCGCGGGATTTGGACATTCGCACCTCTACCCCTCTACTCGGGAGCCTTTGTCAGTCGGTAGGGTACCGGACCGGAGGCTGCTATGGGGCAAGTCGTAATCGTGGAAGGGTTGATTGGTGCCGGGAAATCCACCCTCACGCAGGAGCTTGGGGCGGCCCTCGGTCCCAACACGCTGACGCTCATGGAGCCCGACGAGAAGGACGCGGCCAACCCCTACCTGTCGGACTTCTACGGGGACAAGGAGCGGTGGTCGTTTACGATGCAGGTGCATCTCCTCGGTGCCCGGTACAAGATGCAGCTTGCTGCCCAGTGGCACGCCATGTCAAACCGGGGTCACGCCTGTCTCGACCGTTCGTTCTACGGGGACACCTGCTTCGCCCGGATGATGAATCGCACGGGCGAGATCAGCGACCGTGAGTTCGAGACGTACCGCATCATCTACCAGTCGATGACGGCCTCCGTGCTCCTCCCCAGTGCGTGCGTCCGACTCCGGGTCGACCCGAAGATCGCGGCGGAGCGCATCCAGCGTCGAGCTTCGGAGCGGGAGGGTCGTCGTTCGGAGTTGACCATCGACCTCGGCTACCTCGAGTCGTTGGAGAAGGAGATCGACGCCACCGTGGACGTGTTGCGGCAGCAAGGCGTCAAGATCATCGAGGTCCCCTGGTCCGAGAACCGGGGGTCCGCCGAGGAGCGGGCGGAAGGTGTCCAGGCCATCGCGGACCGGATCAACGAAGCGACGGTCCCGGACCTGTTCCTCCACTTGCACCGCCGAGTTCACCAGTGAGTTCAGACGGAGACCACGAGGTCGTCGTTCTGGAAGTCCTCGTGCGTCGGAACAAGACCTCGGGCCAGGTGGACTCCATCCACCGGCCGCAATCCGAGGCGGATGAGAAGCTCCTGTTGTCGTGGCCGTCTGGTGGACTGGAGCAGGCAGCATTCGCGCTCCTGGTCGAGGCGGCTCGGAAAGAAGCTCTGCTCAGTGTCATCCTGGATGCCTCCAAAGACCCCCAGTGGCGGGCACGATTTCAGAGCGCCACTCCCGATGAACAAAATGCGGCGATCACCCGTTTGGCCGCCATCTTGCGCCAGGGGATGAAGGGGACACTGGAGCGCATTTCCGAGGCGGCGCTACGAGAGGCGCTGGAGGGTGTTCTACACTCCGGTTAGTGGCGCTGCCCTTGTCGGGGGTCTTCTCTCCCCGCGTTTTGGGTAAACCACAACAGGAGGACGAACATGAACGAGAACCTGTTCCGATCCGTCCAAGCCACCCTCCTGGCTCGCTGGGATGGGAAGCTGACGGAGATCCTCGTGTGCGCCAAGAACTTCGCCCAGGGAGCGTTGAACCGGTACCGGTCCACTCCCGAGGCGAACCGTGAGGCCGAGGTCGAGAAGCTGGTGCGTGAGGCGTACATGGCCGGGTACAGGCAGGCGTACTGGGACGGCATCGTGGATTTCGCCGAGGCTTCGGTCGAGGTCAAGAACCCCGTGCGGGGTCTGATGCCCATGTCGAGCCTCGTTCACTGATCCTCCTATGCGACCCCTTGGGTGAGTCCAAGGAGTCGAGGATGGAGCGCAAGCAGGCCCGCGCCGATGTGGCCCACATCCGACAGACGACACAGTTCACCTGCTGTGCCGCGTCGATTGCTGCGGCTCTGAAGGCTCACGGGAAGAACGTCTCCGAGGATGACGTCAACAAGGTGCTCGGGGCGGCTCCGATGGCCGGAGCCACCTGGGAGGCCATGCTCGCCACGGTCCAGTACTTCGGGTGCCGGGGTAGCCTCGTCGTTCCGTCCACCCCTCGGATGCTGAAGGGCTGGACGGACCAAGGGCTTCCCGTCCTCATCGCGTGGAACCCCGAGAACCGTCCCTGGTCCCACGCCTCGGTGGTGTTCGACGTGGTGGAAGGGGCGGACGGTGTGCTCCACGTTCACGTCATGGACCCGAACATCCCGAACCCCTCTCGCCACGTCCGCGTTCTCGACGAGGACGAGTTCTGTCAGAAGTGGGGCGAGAAGGTCAGCGACACCCTCATCGTCCGTCGTCCCGCGATGGTGGTCGAGCGCGAGGTCACGGTCGAAGGTCGTCAGGTCAAGGCATCCACTCGCCAGAAGGAAGCCGAGGCCCACGACTGCTACAAGGACTACCAGAACGGTGGGATGACCTGGGAGGAGTACCAGAACTGCCTCAAGCGGTTCAAGAACGAGGACAGCCGCCCTCGTTACCCCACCAAGGCCAAGACACCGGTGCCCGCCGACTACTACAAGAGGGCCCGCCGCCTGCTGTTGGCCTTGTGGTTCACGGCCGACAACGGGCGCAAGTTCGTCAAGGACAACCTGTACGCTCGTGAACTGACGGACGCCCAGCACCAGTGGTTCGGCGGTCTGGAGCAGAAGTACAGCCGGGTCATGGCCGAGTTGCCCGACGACCCGAACCTGTCCTTCGGGACGGACGGGTCGTTGTTCCTGGGTCTGGCGGGGCTGTCCGATGGGGACAAGTCCAAGATCCAGAGGCGCTTCGACTTCAGGCCCGAGCGGAACGAGTGGGTGTTGTACCCCAAGGGGTCCTTGCCCGTGGCGGCTCCGCCAGAGCCGGAGCGTGCTTCCGTGGACCCGGGCCGCCAGGCCCAGATGCTTGCGGCTCTCGACACCCTCATCAACCGCACGAACAGCGGGATGCTGAAGGGGTTCAAGCGGGACCTCGAGATGGGCAAGGGGCTCACCGAGGACCAGTTGAAGGTCATCCGGCACAACCTCTACAAGAGCGGCATGCGTCCGGAGGCGGAACTGTTCCGCACGGCTTCGCTCGTGGAAGCGGGGTCGCGTGAGGTCGAGCGGCTGGGGACCCTCCGAGCCTTCTGGTTGTTCAACTCGCCTCGGCAGCGCGTATACGGGATTCTCGACTCGAACATCGAGGGAGACCCCGAAGTCGGAACGATCGCCTGGAACCGCAGGTCGGATACCTGGGAAGTCACGCAGTGGCTGGACACCGACCAGAACTACAAGCGTCCCCTGGGTTCGTTCACGGCTTCTGACGCCCGAGAGGGTGTGAAGCGTGCGCTTCTCACCTTCCAAGACCAGCGCGTGAAGTCGCAACAGGAGTTCCCCGTGTCCAAGACTGCCAAGGCTCCGACCCCCGTGGTCGAGAAGAAGGATCGCAACAAGCTCACCGTCGAGGGTCCCTCTCGTCGAAACCCCATCGTTCAGCAGATGATCGAGCGTGGGCCGGGCGGAGCCGGGAAGCACCACACCCGGGAACGGGACGTGGAGAAGGGCAAGAGCCGCAAGGACAAGCACAAGAAGCCGTGGGGGGACAAGGAGGCCGCTTCCCGAGTGGCTGACCGATACCTCGCGGAACAGGAGTGACCATGCCGACCCATGAAGCCAAGTTCCCCAAGGGCGAGAAGATGACCGTGGATGAGGTCGCGGCGGTGGTCGGCGACTCGTTCAAGGAGATGAACGAGAACCCACCCGAGTCCGTGTTGGAGGTTCGGGAGGAGATGGAGGGCAAGGTCGCCTCGGGCCGCAAGCTCTCCTGGCCGGACGGAGATCCGACGGCTCCCTGGACTCCGTGGGGTCCGGCCCAGTACGGCACGGAGGTCACTCGAGGCGTCCGCAGCTACAGCACCGCCGGTCACGGTGGCATTGCGGTGGCACAGGGCGTGGCTCGCAAGATGCTCTCCCCGGCCGCCCTGAAGACCGCCCTGTTCCAGAACGGGTACTTCTGGTTCGAGGAGGACGTGGACGCCCAGATCGTCCTCTACGAGCGGCCCGAGTGGCTGCGGGTGCTCAACCCGTCCTACTCGCACGACAAGGTCGTCCACAGCGTCGAGAACTCCTCGTACTTCAAGCGGTACATGGACATGAAGAACTCCGGTGTCCAGATGGCCCCGAAGGCGAAGGTGGGGGACCTGTTCACCGTGCTGAAGCCGATCCAATTCCAAGGGGGGACGAACATGAACCCCGGGGACAAGGTTCGCGTCGAGAAGCTGGGTGGGCAGAACATGGTCGTGTCGTTCGGCGGGCAGTTGTTCCGGCTGCCGGTCGCCTACTACATGGCCGATGACGCCCGACTCGCCCTGGAAACGGGCAAGGTCGCTCGTCAGCGTCTCACCTGGAAGCTGGCGGCCGAGGACACCCAGGTCGTTCCCGACTTCTCGAGCCGCGAAGCAGCCTCTGGGCTCTACGGGTTCAACAAGGCCACGGAGAACGCCTGTGAGTCCGCTTCGCGGAAGCTCGCGAAGGCGGCTCTTCGCATCGCCAAGGACGCCTTCGCCAAGGATGCCGAGGTGGTGCCCTTCCTCCAGGCTCATGTGAAGCGGGAGGGCTCTCGCTCGGCGAAGGTTCTTCTGGCGGCCATGAAGGAGATCGGCCCCAAGGTTGCCTCCGAGATGCGGGGCGGTCGTCCCAAGGAAGCCGGCGAGGCGGTGTACGGCCTGTACGGCTTCAAGGCTCGGACGGCGGACCTGGGACTCCAAGCCTGCACGGAGATCCGGGCGGCTGCGGGTCGCATCGCGGCCGACCTCCATCACCGCAAGGCCGACTCCTACGAGAAGATCACGGGGTTCCTGAAGCAGCACTCCCGCGAAGGCAAGTCCGCCTACGCGGGGATGCTCCTGTCCTGCTACCCCGACGCCGAGATGCGCCTGGCCTCGACCCGTTCGGCCGCCCCCTCCTCGGTGGGTGGCTGGCTCGAGTGGGAAGACTAGGCTTCGGCCACGATGGGCAGCCGCCGGGTTGCCCATGCTTCGAGCACGTCCAAGGCGGGGAGCGTCCGGAAATACGCCTCGCCACGGACGGGACCGAGCATCGCCAGACACAAGTTGTGTGCCCAGGTGTAGGCGGCGTTGAAGTCGGACATCGTCATGCGGATGGCTTTGCGGGTCATGTTCGCCTCTTTTGGGAGAACCCGACGCCTCCTGATCCAACATCCTGTTCCAAGCAGCGTAGCACCAAGTCGCGGATAGGTAGGGGGAGAGTGAGGATGCGGGGGAGGGCTTCGGGGCGGGGTTGGATGAGGTGCTGCTCTTGGAAGAAGTCGCCGAAGTCCTCGCCGAGGGCCGCACGGAGGGCAGCCACGTCGGCGTTCTTCGCGAGACGGGTGATCGGCTCGGGGGCCGACACGGTAGCCACCGAGGTCGTGCCTTCCAGCACGAGGGACGGTGAGCCCTTGAACTTGCCGGCGGCATCGGCACGCAAGGTGTCCTTCACGCGGTCGAGTGCCTTCTTGGTGCTCGACAGGATGGACTGAAGGGTCTGGCCCGCCTCCACCCGCTCGGACGTGCTTGCAGTGTCGATCCCCCGCGTCAGGTCGCGGAGGATGCGCTCGATGTCGGAGAGTCCGCGATCAAAGTGGCTCACGTACACGTCTCGTGTCGAAGGCCCTTGCTGGGCACATGGATGGCGGCCTGGCCCTTGGGGATGGTGCCCTTGCACAAGTAGCACCTGGACTCGACCGTGGCGTTGATCTTCGTCCCCCGGTGCGGGTCCAGGGGCGGCTCGGCCTTGGCCTGGGTCGGGGAACTCTTCCCCGTCAGTTCGTTGAGGATGTCATCCAGGTCTTCGTCCTTGACCTGCGTGCGAGACGTGTCGGACACCGTGGAAGCCGTGGAAGCCGCCTTGTTGGCTCGGAGGGCATCCGCTTCGTCCCGCTTGCGGAGACCTTCCCCGATCTTCGCGATCCGCATGATCTGGTGGGAGACGCACGATCCGGAGATCGGGCACGCCGAGCACACCGCCGAGGAGGCATCGTAGCCCCCGAAGCAGGGAGTCTTGCCGATGGCCAGCGACCGGATGTAGGTGTCGCTCGCGTAGGTGTCGCTCGGGATGGTCGGATACAGGCAGTGGCCCGCCGTGTCGTCGGCCCACTGGGACACCGGCTCGGGGTCCGGCTCGGTCGGGATGGGTTCCTCCTCCGACACCAAGTCGGAGAGAACGTCGTCCTCGGCCGGAGACACCTCGGCCTGGATGTTCCCGCCCGTCAGGGCACGGATGGCCTGCTCGCCCTCGGGCGTGATGGTCCACTTCCCGCGAACGTCGCCCTCCGAGAGGAGGCCGTCCTTGCGGAGAACCTGGGTGGCGAGCCACCGGGCGTTGTTCGCTCCCCGCTCCCGCTCGACGGGATCGGTCACGCCCATGTTGTCCAGCATCCGCTGGATGACCTCGCTCCCCTTGACGACGGTTCCCGCTGGGAGGCCGCCAAGGGTGCGAAGCAGGGGTTCACGGACGGTGTTGGGGGTCAGTGTTCGGGTCATGCGGTGCTCCATCTGGTATACGCGGCAGCCCCGAAACCTGAACCTACCCCATCGCATTCAGGTTGAGTTCGATGCCGAAACGCTCCCCGTTGTCGAGGGCGGCCTCCCCGGAGGGCGTGACCATGAACCCACCATCGCCGACACGACGGAGACGACCCGCACTCACCAGGGCGTCCATGACCGACGTGTCGATCCCTTCGACGAAGCTCGGGTCGAACGGGGACACGGCCGAGGTGTCGCCGCCCGCATCCTCCACCTGCTTCTCCCAGGCATCCCGGGCCTTCTCGATCAGGCCCGCGTGGATGTCATCGAGGGTCGAGCACGGCTCCTCGCGAAGGTACTCCAACGCCTGCACCGCGTTGGCGGAGAACACCGTGGCCCGCTGAACAGCGGCACGGAGATCGGCCACGAGAGCCGCCGCCCGGTTGCGGGAGACACCCTCGGCCGCACCGATGTCCGCGAACCCCATGTCGTCGAGGGTCATCTGGTGGATGCGGAGGAACCGCTCCTTGGCTCCCGCCTTCTCGCGACGGATGGCGGCCTCGGTCAGGGCGATGCCCCGCTGTGCGGTGAGGCGGTGGATGATGTCGTCTTCCAGGTTGCCGCCCACCACGTCGAGGAGAGCCGCACTGGACCCCGAGCCCGAGACGTGAACGTCGTCCCGACCGTCTGCGTCCACCCCGAGGAACACACCCTGCGTTTCGGCGGGGAGGTTCGCTTCCTCGGTGATGCCGAGCCGGAGTTCCTTCTCGGTCCGTGCGCCCTTGAAGGAGCGGGTGAGAGCATCGCGCCCCTCGTCCCGGAACTGCGAGAGGGCCGACTTGTAGCACCACGAGCGGATGTTCGACGGGCTCGGCTGGTTGCCCGCCGCGATCCGGGCACGGAGCCCGTTGCGGTTGATCAGGTTGAGCAGGTAGCCGTTCACGAGGTCGTGAAGCTCGTTGAAGTGAGCCGACCGAGCACAGGCGTACTGCAGGTGCGTGACGAGCTTCTGGAAGTAGGGCTGGTCGATGACGCGATCGACCCAAAACGCCGTGACGTTCTGGCGTTCGCACCAGTCCCGAGCCTCCACCGAGGCCGCGATGCCCGTCGGAGTCAACGACCACGAACCCGACGCCACTTCCCGCACCAACCCCTCGTCCCGCAACATCCCGAGCCAACGCTCCGTGAGGTACGTCTCACGAGCGATGTCGCACGCCTCGAAGAACTCGGCGATCCCGTCGGGTTTCGAGAGGAACTTCCGCGAGGTGCTCGCCTTGGTCCCGAGCTTCGCGCTCTCGTCCCAGAAGGACTGGAGGTCCAGCCAGCCCGAAGGCGAAACCCCGTCCGGGCGGGCTTGAAGCCGATCCTCGAGTCGGGTGACCGAAGAAGCGATCTGGTCGGCGGTGACCGAGTTCGTTCCGCGATAGAGGGTGCGCTCTCCGACGACATGCAGGGTCGCCGTGTGCCACCCCCTCAGAACGAGGGAGTCGTGGGTCATGGGGTTCTCCGGGTAGCCTTCCGCCCCCAGAGGGGAGGTTGGCGCGGGGTCAGGGGGTCAGGGAGGTTGACCACGACATAGACAGGGTAGAGGTCGGGGGCGTGGTCGAATGGAGGATAAGAAGGGCACTTCCGCCTGTCAACTAGGGTTCACGAAAGTTCTCGTGAGCCACGTTTGAGCGTGAACTTTCGGGTTCACGGAAGCCCCAACGGCCTCGTGCCCTCACTACGCTGGAGGGCGCGCAACCTGAACCCGACGGTCGATAGTCCGTCTATCTCCCGGATCTGGTAGCCAAAGCTCTCGGGAGATCGACCTCATGAACCGCACCCTGTTGGCCAGCCTCACCGTCAAGGTGGCCGAGAAGTCGATGGACATGCTGATCCGAGCGACCATCCTCGAAGGGGTTGCCGGAGTCCCCCGTGGGACGTGGATCGGCCGAGGCGACATGGGCGGCATCACCCGGGCGTTCGAGAAGGCCCAGGAAACGCTCCCGGGGATGGACCTCCGCTGGGTTTCCCGAGGCGAAGTCGGTCTGCACCGTCTCCTCGAGGCCACCGTCGGGTCGCTGTTGCGGAAGTGGCCCGACGCGGTGGACGACGTGGTCATGCAGATCATGTCCAGCTTCGGAACGAAGTCGGCCGAGAGCGGGAACCTCTACAAGATCGGCCGGCTCATCTCCGACGAAGTTCGGTCGGGTTCCGATGTCAAGCATGCCGCGGGCATGCTCCGGGTGCTCGCGAAGTCGCGGGCGATGGACTACCTCCGCCAGCGGAAGACCCGCCCCGAGGAATCGCTCTCCATGGAGACCGAGGACGGCGGGACGCGGGAGTTGGACATCGCCAACGAGGTGAACTCGGACAAGCTCCTCGACATCCTGCTCGACCCTCGGAACGGTGCGATCCGCGACCACTACATCAACACCGCCGAGACGCTCTTCCGGGGTCGTCGCCAGCGGGAGGACGGCTCCCCCAAGCCCATCGACATCGTGCGGTACTGGCTGGAGCACCCCGAGAAGAAGAACGTCGAGATCAGCAGGGACTTCGGCTTCTCGGTCTCCCACGGAGCGGCCACCTACGTCGGCGGCATCCTCAAGGACGCCCAGAAGGCGTTCCTCCAGGCGGTCGAGAACAACCCCAAGATTCGGGGTGACGTGGAGATGGCCATGGAACTGGCCGGGCTCGGCTACGGCATCCGGGCTGCCAAGAAGAAGCAGGCCCAGTAGGTTCAGGTCCGCACCTCCCCCGCGTACCAGGGGAGGAGGTGCTGGTGATCTTGTCCCCCGACCACTTCTTGATCGATGCTGACGGGATCTACTCGTGGTCCCCGTCACAGGCTGCGGCTGCGTGGGCCGCCACCGAGCGTCGGGTCAAGGAGTTCCTGGCGGACCCGAGGTACACGAAGCTCGTGCTCCTCGTAGGGGTTCCGGGAGCGGGGAAGTCCACCTGGCTTCAGCAGAACCAGGACCCGTACACCATCTACGTGGACGCCACGTTCACCCTCCAGAGGGCTCGTCAGCCGTTCCTCCTGGCGGCTCAGCAAGTGAGCAAGCAGGTGGAAGCTGTCCTCCTCGACACCTCCTTCGAGGAGTGCTGTCGGAGGAACGACCTCCGTTCGGACGACAGGAGGGTCCCGCTCGAGAAGCTGATCCGGTTCCGCGATCAGCTTCTCTCGGAATCTCCGACCTTGGAGGAGGGGTTTACCAGGGTGGTTCGAGTTGGTCCTTGACCCCAAGGTTGAGGGGCCGTTAGCTTCCCGAAGTCGATCCTCTCCCCCTCTCGGGGAGGAGACGTTCTCGGATTCAGGTAGCCCACCTCCTGACCCTCCCTCGGACTCAGGAAAATGCGACCTGGAGGTCGAGATCGGGGAAACCCGACAGGCAAGGAACTCCTGCGGATCGATCTCCCGAGTCTCGGGAACCCAACTGGAACTTACAAGGATTCACCTAACCTTTCGCAAGTAGGGTGCTTGAAGCCAGTCTGAACACTCAGGTAGGGCTTCTCGACCAGTTCTCTCGAACCCGTCCCCTTCTCTCCCGACCCCAGGGAGGTTGGAACAAGAGAGTAGGGACTTAGATGGATGTAGAGGGAGACCGAAGGTCGACCGATTTTGAAGTCGTCGTAGTCAAACGAAACCTCCTGCTACCTCCACCTGAATCCATCCGACGAGAATCCCAAGTAGTCGTCCCAGAGAGAGAACGAGTCCTCCAAGAGCTACGGTGTTCAGTCTATCCACCTCCTCGAGCAAGGAAGGTGGAGTAGTGTCCTACGGAAACCTGATCCCGAGGATCCTCTCGCCTGTTGAGGCTGAGACGGAACTCGCTGTTCCCTGCTGGTTGATCCTGGCTGGGGTGGCTCAACCCGTCTTCCCGAACCGAGATCGATCGACCCCGAGTCCTGTGGTCTTGATCTCGAGGGTGCGGTCACGTCTCCCCTCGAACTTCGACCTCCCTCTGACGGGGCTTCCCTACCCTGTGGACTGGAGGCAGTGGAGAACGGCTGTGGTTCCTGTTCTGGAGGACCCGATGTGGGATCCTCGGAACCCTGTGACCGCAGTTTCGATCACCACCGGGTCCTCTCAAGAGATCCTCGCGCTGCTGGGTAGAGCCCTGAATGCCTCGTTCGTAGCGGCTGGTTGGGGACCTCAACCTTAGGGGGTTCGTCTCCCTGTTGAGACGAGTAGGGTAAGGACGGAGACAACATGTCGGACAAGCCCCCTAAGACTGCGCCTGTTCCGCCTCCTCCTCCACCTCCCAAGCGGGTTGTCTGGTTCGCGTGCCGAGCCACCCCGAAGTGTGAGGGGAAGGAGGCCACCATCGTCCGCCAGTTCGGGAGACCCGGACAGGGAAGCTCAACCCACTACCGCTGCAACACTTGTAAGGGGACCTGGGTTGTCCAGCAGTAAGTCAGTTCCCTGTTACCTTTTCCACGGCCCGACCGCACAGGGAAAGGCTGCGTTTGCTGCGAGCGAGTGGGGAACGGTTCTCGGGTCGTTCGGAGATCCGAGGAACGGGCTCAACACGGAGACGGTTCGTGAGGCCGCCGAGATGCTGTCGGCTCCTGCGGTGGGGGATCGACCTGGGGCTGTTGTCGTAGGTCCCGTGGACATCCTGACCCACGGGGGAGCGATCGACTCGCTCCTCAAGGTCATCGAGGAGGCGCACCCGAGGCTGCCTCGTCCGTTCCTGTGGGCGTGGGACGGGGGAGCGGTTCGAGCGACCATCCGTTCTCGGTGCCTGCTGGAGTGGTGTCCGGGCCAGGTGGTCCTGGACCGGAAGATGATCGAGGCCGCCAAGCTGGTGGTGGACTCCTCGCTGTCCGGTTCGACGGCGGGAGTGCTGGACTCGATGGCCGACCTGAAGAAGCAGGGCCAGGAGGCGAAGCGGGACTGGTCGTCTACGGCGGACGACTTCCTGGTGGCGGTGGCTCAAGTTCTGGCGGGACGGACGGGTCACACGCACCTGAAGCTGTGGTCGAAGGTGCGCCCGCTGATGGAGTCGTACTCGTCCCCGACCTACGGGGAGATTGTCGTGGGGTTCCTCCCATGAGCGGGAAGTCGAAGGGGTGGGCCGCACCTCCGCCGGTGATGGTGGTGTCCGGCACCCAGGAGTTCCTCCGGAACCGGGAGATCCAGAAAGCGACCCGTGCGGCGTTGGCCTCGGGTCGTCGGGTCGTTCATGTGGGCGTCGGGGACGGGCAGATGTTGTCGGACCTCCTGTCCAGCGCGTTCATCTTCTCCTCCGAGACGCTCGCCATCGTGGAGAGCGCCCCGGTGCGGAAGAAGTCGGCCAAGAAGAAGGCCGAGGCGGAACCGAGTGGCGAGGACGTGGAGGGAGGCTGGACGGAGGAAGACCTCGAGTTGGTGTTGGAGCACTCGAAGTCCTCGTTCTCCGAAATCTCCCTGGTCATCCACCACGACGGTGAACTGGGCCCCAAGTCCTTCGCTGGACTTCTGGTCGAGGGCCTTCCGAAGAGCCGGCTGCTGGACTTCCCCGCCCCCAAGCCTTGGGAGCAGAACGAGCACGCCCAGAAGTTCTTCATGGGTGAACTGAAGCGTCTGGGCAAGTCGATGGCGGATCCCTTGGCCGAAGCCGTGATTCGCCAGGCAGGCACGGACCTCGGGCTGCTGTCTTTCGAGGCGTTGAAGATTGCGACCCTTCTTGACAGGGAGGGTCGTCCCGAAGCCGTGGCGGCGGACTTGTCGGGATTGATCTCAAACTTCGGTTCGGACGACTGGAATGCCTTGAAAGAGGCTCTGGGTGCGAAGAATGCAACGCGGGTGGTCCGAACCTTGGGGAACCTCCGCAACGGGCCGTCTGGCGGGGCCGTAACCCGAGCTACCGCCGTTCTTTTGGGCACGGTGGAACAGTGGCTTCACGCCGCAGCCCTCCTCGAGTCTGGGCTCGACGAGGAATCCGCCGCTGCACGGCTGAACATGAAGCTGTTCCCTTTCAAACAGAACGTTCAACCTCCTGCAAAGCGTTGGGGGCGACGTTCGTTGGACTCGCTATATCGAGGGGTAGTAGAGGTTGATGGAGGGGTGCGGAGGGGCCACTTGAATCCGTGGGTGGAGCTTGAAAGCGTGCTCCTGTCGGCGTGCCGCCTCTAAGGGTACGACCCCCACTAGCCCCTCTATACCCCTCGCTCTATGCCTCTCGAACCACACTCAGAGGATCCACGATGAGTCAGACCAGCCTTCATGCCGAGTCCACGGCGGCACTTCGTTCTGCCGCTATTGAGGAGCCGATGTTCCCCAACCTTCTGTCCGAGTTCATCTACGTGCGGACGTACAGCCGATGGATGGACGACGAGCTTCGGCGTGAGACGTGGCCCGAGACGGTGGGCCGCTACGTCGACTTCCTCGCGGAAGAGCGTCCGATCGTCCCGAAGCACATCCTCGATGCGGCTCGTGCTGCGATCCTGGACCTCCAGGTGATGCCGTCGATGCGGGCGTTGTGGTCAGCGGGTGAGGCCGCTCGTCGGGACAACACCTGCCTGTACAACTGCTCGTTCGTGCCTCTCGACTCGCTTCATGCGTTCTCGGAGGCTCTCTACATCCTGATGTGTGGCACGGGTGTGGGCTTCTCGGTGGAGGCCAAGTTCGTCAACAACCTGCCCCAGGTGGCGAGCCTCACGGGCGAGACGATCTCCCACGTCGTGGGCGACTCGACCGAGGGCTGGGCGGACTCGCTCCTGTTCGGCATGCAGCAGTGGTTCCAGGGCAACAAGGTGGCGTTCGACTACAGCGGCCTTCGTGCGCGTGGGACGCCCCTCAAGATCAAGGGTGGCCGTGCCTCGGGTTCGGAGCCCCTGAAGCGTCTTCACGACCTGTGCGAGGAGACGATCCTCTCGGCGGCGGGTCGGAAGCTCCGTCCGCTCGAGTGCCACGACATCGCGTGCGCCATCGGTGACATCGTTCACGTCGGTGGCTTCCGTCGTGCGGCCCTCATCTCGTTCTCGGATCCCGAGGACGAGGAGATGCGTCACGCGAAGGACTGGAGCCGTGGCGACTTCCCGAAGATCCGCTACATGTCCAACAACTCCGCCTTCTGGGAGACCAAGCCCTCCGAGGACATCTTCTGGAAGGAGTGGCAGGCGCTGGTGGCTTCGGGCTCGGGCGAGCGTGGGTTCTACCGGATGCCTCCGGAGAAGCGTGCGGCTCGTCGGGGCGACTTCCGCTCCAACCCCTGCGGGGAGATCAACCTCCGCTACACGCTGGCCCAGGACCCGTGGACCGGGAAGGGCGGAGCCGGGAGCTTCTGCAACCTGACGGCGGCCGTCATGCGGGCGAACGACACCCGCGAGACCTTCGCCGAGAAGATCCGCATCGCGGCCTGGCTGGGAACCATCCAGGCTTCGTTCACCGACTTCCCCTACCTCCGGGAAGGGTGGCGTCAAATCTGCAACGAGGACCGGCTCCTCGGCGTGGACATCACGGGCCAGTGCGACAACCCGGCCCTGTCGAACGACCACGAGGCCATGCTCTACTTCAACAAGGTGGCTCGCGAGACGGCGGCTGAGGCTGCCGCGTGGCTCGGCATCAACATGCCCGCCGCCATCACCTGTGGGAAGCCGAGCGGGAACTCCAGCCAACTCGTGGACTGTGCCTCGGGCTTCCACCCCCGGTACGCGCCCTACTACCTCCGCCGTGTCCGCATCGACGGCAAGGATCCCCTCACCGCTCTCCTCCGCGACTCGGGTGTTCCGATGTTCAAGGAGAACGGGATGGAGAACCTGCCCGACGAGGAAGTCTCGGTGTGGGTCGTCCAGTTCCCGGTCAAGGCCCCCGAGACGGCGATGATCCGCAACTCGGAGACGGCGCTCGAGATGTGCAACCGCTACCTCCACATCATGCGGACCTGGTGCGGGGATCGGGGTCACAACCAGTCGGCCACCATCTACGTGCGCGAGCACGAGTGGGAAGAGGTCGGCCAGTGGGTCTACACCAACTTCGACCTCATCACGGGCCTGTCCTTCCTGCCCTTCGACGGCGGCAAGTACAGGCTCGCTCCCTACAAGGAGATCAACCAGGAGCAGTACGAGGCCGCGATGGCACAGATGCCCGTCGTGGACTTCTCGCTCCTCACGATCTACGAGCGTGAAGATCGTGGCCAGGGAGCCACGGAACTCGCGTGCTCCAGTGGATCGTGTGACATCTAGCTCGCAGTAGACCCTCCAGCCATCACAGGCTATTGTGAAATGGCTGGAGGGTCTCTGTGGGGACAAGACCTCGTCTACAATTGGAAGGTCAACGGTTTGGAAAGTTGATCGTAGAGTCCGTGTCCACAAAGGATCGGAACGGGCATTACCGCTTCTTGTGCCGCTGTGATTGTGGCGTCGAGAAGGTAGTGCAGGGGACACATCTGGTTCAAGGTAAGACCATCTCTTGTGGTTGCGCGAAGCCTCGGGGTTCCAGCCACAAGCAGTGGACGGGCTGTGGAGAGATCCACGGCAATTACTTTGCGGGCATTCGCCGAAGTGCTGCGGGCTCGAAGGGTCGAGCCCCGTTGACCTTCGACATCACTATCGAGTACATCTGGGACTTGTTCCTTGCACAAGAGCGACGGTGTGCTCTTTCCGGACTCGAACTGAACTTCAAAGTCGGGAACTACAACAGCCCTGGCCGGGGTCACAGTCAGACTGCATCGCTGGACCGCATCGACAGTGGGGAAGGCTACGTGCCCGGAAATGTTCAGTGGGTTCACAAGGACATCAACCGGATGAAGAGTGTGCTACCCCAGGACCGGTTTCTGGACTTGTGCCGCAGGGTGTCGGCCCACAACTCCAGCGGCTCCAGCGGCTCCTGCGAGTTGTGAGGAGGGGGGTCAGAAACCCCTAAGGTTGGGGTAGTAGTAGCTCGGAGACTCCGACGCTGATGGAAGGTTTCCGGGCGCTACTCCTCGAAGGGGTTTTCTACACCGAAGGTTCTCGACTCCTCTGTGCAAGTCACAGAGGAGTCGAGGATGTTTCGTCTGTGTTGTCCGTTCTGGAGGGGCAGCGAGTCAAGTTCGCTGCTCACCATCTGCCGCCAACGACACAGCCCGATCCCTCCAAGTGGGGCGGGGGCTGTTGTCTGTGGCAACCTTCCGGCAAGTGTCCCGCCGGGCACCACGAGCGTCCGACCTGGTTGTTCAACATCTCCCTCGAGGGTGTGTTGATCCGCACAGGGGAGGCATGGTCCGTGGAGAGCTTCGACGGGAAGACCACCGCGCTCTCCTTGAGAGAGATGCTCGTCGGGCACCATGCACGCATCGCGTCCGCCACGTTGCTCGACGTGGAGAAGATGCGGGAGGCGGTGGAGTCCAAGAACATGACGGACACGGTGGAAGACCTGGCCTCCCGAGCCGACGACCTCCGTGATCTGCTGACTCGACTCCGAAATGGAGGTCGTTGATGGCCGAGTACTTCAGCGGGCGTGTTCACACCATCGTCTGGGCGGATGATGCCAAGGGCTTCTACGTCTTGCGGATGGTGCTGGATGGCCGTCCGACTTCAGGCGAGATCCCTGTGGTGAAGGGGAGCATCCCCGGCCTCCACATCGAGGTGGGCACCTGGTTCGGATTCGAGGGGGAGTGGATTCAGCACTCCCAGTACGGCCGCCAGCTTTCCGTCCTGAAGGCCCCCTTGGTGCGGGGATGGACGGTCGACGTGGCAGCGGGGATCCTGGCCGCCAACGGCGTAGGCGACCGTGTGGTCGGACTGCTTCGGGCCCACTTCGGCGATGAACTCGTGTCCGTCCTGGACCAGTTCGACCCGGCTCTCCTCGAGGCTGTTCCGGGGATGCCCCCGCTGTCCGCCGCACACATCGTGAGCCGTTGGCAGTCTGCCAAGGCGCACTTTCAGACCTTGGAGTTCCTCGCCGAAGCCGGTGTGCCCCGGAACAAAGTCCATCAGGTGTGGACTTTGTTCTCGGACAACGCGGCCGAGGTGCTGTCCACGAACCCCTGGGCCCTGGTGCGGATCGACGGGATCACGTTCCAGCAGGCGGACGAGGTAGCCAACAAGCTCGGCCTCGACCCCACCAGCCCGCTTCGTGCCGAGGGGGCGGTGCGGTACGTGGTCAAGACCCGGAAGGGGTTGGGGCACCTGTACCTCACGTCGGGCGAGATCGTGAACGAGGCGCAGGCCCTGTTGGGGAACTCGACTCCCCACGCGGTCGCACACGCCATCGCGACTCTCCACAGAGCGGGCCAACTGGTTGTGGACCGACAGACCCGACAGGGGACGACGGCCATCTACGAGCCGTGGCTGCACCGCATGGAGTCCGACGCTGCGGGGCTGATGCTCGACCGGGTGGCGTCGGCCCAGTGGGGCTTGCACGAGGAAGCCACGGCACGGTTCCGGAAGATGCTGGCCGCCACGGGTCCCCAGGCCACGGACATCGCGGAAGCCCCCGACACGGACCTCCGGCACATCGCAGCGGCGGCTCTCCGGGACTGGTCGAAGGGCAGCCAGGTGTCGTTGTCCGGGGCACAGCTTCAGGGGGCGCTCAACGCCCTCGTGGAGCCGGTGTCGGTGCTGACGGGGTTGCCGGGTACGGGCAAGACCACCACGCTGAAGGCGGTGGTGAGCATCCTCAAGGACGCGGACGTGTCGTTCCTTCTCGTGGCCCCCACGGGCATCGCGGCCAAGCGCATCACGTCGGTGACGGGAGCCCCGGCCTCGACCATCCACCGGGCCTTCGGTGCCCAGGGTTGGCAGAAGGGGGAGGAGCGAGAGGCCACCTACGTCGGCGTCACGGGGCAGTCGGGGGGTATCGAGGGGTCCGACGGGTCGGGGGAACAGTGGGGGTGCTCTGAAGTCCCCCACGCGGCGGACGTGGTGATTTGCGACGAGACCTCGATGGTCGATCAGCACATCCTGTACCGCATCCTGACCTGCACGAAGCCCACCGCCCGGCTGGTGTTCATCGGGGACGACAAGCAGCTTCCCTCCGTCGGCCCCGGCAACGTTCTCCGAGACCTCATCGCCTCGGACATGTTCCCGACTGTGGCCCTGACCGAGATTTTCCGGCAGGCCGACACCAGCCAGATCGTTGTGGCCGCACATGCCATCTCTCGTGGGGATGTGCCCGAGGTGTCGAGCAGTGGCGGGGGCGAGTTCGTGCTCATCCCGGCCAAGTCGGACGACCAGGTTCTCGAACTCACCATCCGGCTGGCCGAGAAGCTGTTCACCCAGCGGGCGAACTTCCAGGTGATGTCCCCTCGGCACTCTGGGACGGTCGGGGTCACCAACCTCAACGCCCGACTGCGCGAACTTCTCAACCCGAAGTCGCCGGGCCTCCAGGAGATGCGGCTCGGCATGGAGGTCATCCGTGAGGACGACCGCGTCATGGTGGTGAAGAACAACTACGAGAAGGAGATTTTCAACGGGGACGTGGGCAAGATCCAGAAGCTCGACCGCAAGCTCCGTGAGGCCGAGATCAAGGTTCACGGTCCGCCCGTCCAGTACATCAGGCTCCCCTTCAAGGATGCCTCCGACCATCTCCGCCTGGCCTACTGCACCACCGTCCACAAGATGCAGGGTCAGGAGGCGGACACCATCGTCATGCCTTTGGTGGTGTCGTTCGCCCACCAGCTACAGCGCAACCTGCTGTACACCGCCATCACCCGGGCGAAGAAGCGGGTGATTCTCATCGGTCACCACGAGGCAATGGTGAAGGCCATCGCCAACAACCGCCAGGATGAGCGGAACACCCTATTCCTCGATCGTTTGCGGATAGAAGCGGCGGCCCGAGGGGGGGTCTAAGGTTGGGGGCTTCGCGTAAGAGGGGAAACCCTCAACGTGGAGTGCCCCGTGACCGATTCAGAGATCAAGGAAATGCTCAACCGGGTGAAGCGCAACCTTCGGGTGACCAAGGTGGTCGCCACCCGCTCGGTCAAGGGCCGGTCCGGGGATCAGTTCGCGGGCTTCGCCGCCAGCTACAACAGCGTCCAGGACGAGCCCGCTGGTGCTGGGAAGGATCTCATCTCGGTGGTCGAGGAGCCGGAGGGTGCTTCGAGCGGGATGTCGTTGCTCGAGGCGAAGATCGCCTACTACCTCGTCGCGATGCAGGCCGACATTGCCGCTCACGAGGCCGCTCTCGCCAGCGGAGGCATCAGCCCGCAGCACTGTGCGGATGCCGTCTCCTCCATCCGGAGCAACTACGGGAAGCTCATCCGGAAGGCCCTCCCCCAAGAGGCGTCGGATTCCGAGGCCACTCCCGCGAAGTGATGTTCACTCAACCTGGCTCAACGGTAGGGTGGGCCGCTTCAAGGAGACACCGTGTCTGAAAACTCGCTTCCACAGGTCAATGACGCCTACGTTCGGCGAGTTTTCGACTCGCTCGCCAAGATGGACGTGGACCTCGACGCTGACCCGATGATGTACGGTCCCAAGCGGATGATCGCCAAGGTCGCCGCTTGCCGTGACCACCTGTCTCGGTGCCAGCAGATTTTCCTCCAGGTGTCGGACGACCTGCACCGGTTGAACCGGGCGCACCGCAAGTCGAAGCTCGACTTCGACCTTCAGATGCAAGACCTCCTCGCCAACGACCCCGACGTGCGTGCGGGCAAGAACGTTCGCGACCGTGAGGCCGTGGCGACGATGAAGCTGCGGGCCGACCGCGAGCACATCGCCAACATCGAGTCGTCCATCCAAGACCTCGACGCGGTGATGTCGGTCGTGAAGGCCAAGCGTGAGGATCTGAAGGACATCCAGGGTCGCATCCGCGACCAGGTCAAGCTCTGCCAGGAGGAGGTCGGCCTGGGTGGGAAGTGGGGCTCGGCTCCTCCGCCGGGTGCCCGCACCCCCAACCTCGACGCTGCTCCCAAGGTGGACCGGACGGCCCTCGAGACGCTGAACGAGGTGATGGGTGGCCTCGAGGGCGAGTCCTCTGTCTCGGACCTCGACCAGTTCGTGATGCAGGAACTGGCGGGACAGGGTGTCTCGCCGGACGAGGACGAGGAGGACGTCGTCGTAGCACAGCCCGAGCCGCCCAAGCCTGCGGTCGAAGTCGCCAAGGTCGTCGAGACTCCCAAGGTCGAAGCCGCCCCGGTGGTCGAGACCCCCAAGGCGGCCCCTCCTGCGGACGAGGACGAGGACGAGGACCCCTTGAGCGGGTTCAACGCGGTGGCTGCCAAGCCCGAGCCCACTGCCCCCACGTCCGCGCGTGCCGAGGAGATCGACAACTTCTTCGACGACCTCGAAGTGGACGCTCCTTCCGCCAAGCCAGGGCAGAAGGCTGCATCCGCAGCACCTCCCCCGTTGTCGAACGACATCGACCTTGACGACCTGATTGGTTCGTTCAAGGCGTAGGTTCTTCCGAGGTTTGAGGCCCCTGACACCCCCCGGTGTCAGGGGCCTCAAACCTTAGGGGGGTGGGAATCCCTAAGGTTCGGGTAGTAAGAGGTGCGGCCCCAAGTCCTGTTCATCCTGAACCCAGACACGAGCCGCAGGAGAAGTGAGATGTCGAACGACTACATGGAGTTTGGATTCGGCTCCGGTGACGAATCCATTGGTGGGGGGAAGTTCGAGCGGTTCAAGGCGAAGGAGGGCGAGAGCTACCGTGTCTCGTTCGTCTGGTGGCCGATGACCCCGACGGGCCGCCCCGACCTGAACGCCCAGTCGCCCCGGTTCATCGGCGCGAAGCGTCACTACCTCCAGGGTGTGGGGTACTTCCTGTCCAAGGGGCCGGAGTACGACAAGATCGCGGGCGGTGCTCCCAAGGCTCAGATCGCGACCGTGATCGCCATCTGGCCGACCGACCGCAAGGGCCAACTCGACAAGACCCGGTTCGCCCAGGGCGATGTCGACGTGAAGCCCTGGATCTTCGGGCAGGACAAGTACGACCAGTTGAAGCGTCGGCACGACGAGTTCCCGTTCGGCCAGTACGACCTCAACATCGCCTGCACCGACACCCAGTTCCAGAAGATGGACCTGTCGCCCGCTCGTGAGAACCTGTTCCGCAAGGCCATGGAGAGCGAAAAGCTCGCCGGTCTGGTGGACGGCATCATCGCGAAGGTCGGTGCGATCGTCGCCGAGAACGACAAGAAGGAGCCTGTCGGGCTGCGTGGCATCATCGCCCGTGACCTCGACATCTCCAAGATCCGCGAGAAGCTCGGGGGTGCCTCGGCGTCCTCGGGGTCCGCTTTCACGGCGGACACCACCTCGCAGGTCGACGCCATCCTCGACGACATCCTCGACCCCAAGTAGTCGGCGGGCGGGTTCAACATGCGCGTACTCGGGTTGGACCCGTCTCTGACCAACTTCGGTTGGGCGATACATGACACCTCCGCGACGGGAGCGGAACGCTGCCCCCGTCGCGGACGGTTTCAGACCAGCGCAAAGACGCTGTACGTGGCTCGCTACATCGAACTCCGGGAATCTCTTCGGGCTCTCATCCGGGAGGAGAAGCCCGACAAGATGGGGATCGAGTTCCCCATCTTCAACGACTTGTTCTCGGAAGGGCTCTACGGCCTGTTCCTGTTCTGTAGCGAGACGCTCTACACCGAGCGGCAGGATGTCGTGTTCTGGAGCCCGATGCAGGTGAAGGCTCACGCTCGCGAGTCCCTGGCCCGACCGAAAGGTTGGGTGATGATGAAGCCGGACATGGTGGAAGCCGCCAAGCTCGACTTGGGCGGCAAGGGCACGATGAATCACAACGAGGCGGACGCCTACCTGAACGCTCGGCTGTCCGCCCGGTTCTGGCAGTTCCACACAGGAGTCCTCGCCGAGGACGACCTGACCCCCGTGGAACGCAAGTATTTCCTCGAAGTCAAGCGGTACACCCGAGGAAAGAAGGCTGGGAAGGAAGTTCAAAAGGGGGTGGTGTACCGCGAAGATGAACGATTCTTCAGATGGTCGGAGGGCGACGATGGCACGGAAAGCAGCGACAACGGAGACTGAACCCGAGGTGGCGGAGACCCCGAAGGCGAAGAAGGGGGCCCTCCCCAAGGTGGGGAAGCTCGCCAACATCGCAGCGGCGGCGAAGAAGGTGTTCAAGGGCGACTCTTGGCTTGCCAAGATCGACCCGGACTCCCTCGAGGAGTCTCACCCGCACGTCCCCACGGGCAGCCTCATCATCGACTACCTGATCGGGGGCGTCCCCAACGCCAACGGTGTCCCTCCGTGCCCCGGGTTGCCCCGCAAGTGCGTCACCCAGCTTTGGGGGCAGGAAGGCGCGGGTAAGACCACCCTCGCCCTCACGGCGGCGGCGGCAACCATCGCGTCTGGTGGCGTGGTGTTCTACGTGGACTGGGAGAACGCCATCTCCATCGACTACGCCGCGAGGCTCGGTGTGCCTGTGGCGGACGACACCAAGTTCATGCTGGTGCAGCCCTCCACCTTGGAGGATGGCCTCAAGCTCATCCGCATGGCCGCCATCGGTGGTGCCGACCTCATCGTCATCGACTCTGTGGGTGCCGCCGTCCCCGAGAACATCGCGGGTCGCGATGTGTCGGAGACGGGTGAGCAGGCTCGCGTGGGTCTGGCCGCCCAGCGGTGGTCGGAGTTCCTTCCGCAGCTTCGCGGCGACATCCTGAAGTCCAACGCGGCTGTCCTCGGCATCTCCCAGACCCGCTCGAAGATCGGCGGCATGGGTCACGGGCCGCAGTTCGAGCCCCAGGGCGGTCAGGCGTGGAAGTTCTACACCGACCTCCGCATCGAGATTCGCCGCATCCAGCAGGAGAAGGCCAAGCTCGTCAACATGCTCTCGAACCGCACCGAGGAGCGTGTCGTCGGCAACATCATCAAGGCCAAGATCGTGAAGTGCAAGCTCTCGGACGCACAGGGCCGGGAGGAGAACTTCTACATCCGCCAGGGTGAGGGCATCGACGACATCCGGGCCACCATCGAGATCGCCATCAACCACAACATCATCCGCAAGCAGGGTGCGTGGTTCAACTACGGCGAGTCGAAGTGGCAGGGCATGGAGCAGGTTCGGAGGCACTTCAAGTCGAGCCGTTCGGACCTGGCGGAACTGATCAACAAGATCCGGCCTCACCTCTCGAAGAAGACCGATGAGGGTCCGGAGGCGGACGTGGACGACGAGATCGGAGACGCGCTCGACGACTTCATCAAGGAAGTGGCCGAAGAAACCGAGTGAGCCGGTAGGGTCAACCCATGCCGATCCGCATCCGGGCTCGAAACTTCCAGTCGATCGAGGACGCCGAAATCGTCGTCGATCGGTTCACGGTCGTCACGGGCCCGAACAACAGCGGCAAGACCGCACTCCAACGCGCCGTCCAAGGGGTGTTCACCAACCCCTCGGGCGACGCCTTCGTGCGTCATGGGGCCGAGAAGCTGATCGTGGACATCGACTTCGGGAACGACGAGACCGTCTCGTGGGAGAAGGGTCCCAAGGTCAAGCCCAAGTACACCGTGAAGGGCAAGGCCATCCATCCTGGCCGCCAGGTGCCCGACGAAGTGCTCACCCTTGGCATCCAGCCCATCCAGGCGGGGGCCATCGCGGTGTGGCCCCAGGTGGCCCCACAGTTCACCGGACAGGTGTTCCTGCTCGACCTTCCAGGCTCGGCCATCGCTGAAGCGGTCGCCGACGTAGAGCGGGTGGGGAAGCTCACCCAGGCTCTCCGTCTCGCGGAGTCCGACAAGCGGTCTGCCTCCGCCGAGTTGAAGGTGCGGAAGAAGGACGTGGAGACCGCGAACTCCGCCTTGAGCGAGTTCGCGGGGCTGGACGCGGTGGGCGTCGTGGTGCTCTCGGTTGAACAGACCTTCGAGGACGCTCGAGCCACCCGGGTTCAGTTCGAGGCCGCCGAGAAAGCCCGCACCCGGATCCAGAACGCGACGGCCGAGGCCAACGCTCTGGCTGGGGTTCGTCTTGTTCAAGTGCCCTCTGAGGAGCTTGCCTCGAAGGCTCTCAACACGGGACGCGCCTGCACCCAGATCGAAGGTGTGAGGACACGTCTGACCAAGGCGCAGTTGCTCGTGGGGTCGCTTCAGGGGCTACGGGACGTTCGGGTCCCCCCAGCCCCCACCAAGGCCATCGAAGCACAGAGGGAACTCCGCGAGGCCCAGACCCTGCGGCAGAAAGTGTCCTCCTCCACGGCCGCCTCGAAGAAGATCGAGGCGATGAGGGCCGCCCTCGCCCAGATCAACGAGGCCAACCTCCAACAGAAGATCGACCGGGCCTCCCAGGCCAAGAAGGGGAACACCTTCCTTGAAGGGCTTCGGACGCGGATGAGTGCCGCCAAAGGTGAGATCGCTTCGCTGACCTCGACGCTGGCCGAGAAGAAGCAACTGCTCGACGCCACCGAGGTGGAGATCCGGGAAGTTCTCGGCGGGATGGGCTCTTGCCCGGTGTGCCAGACCTCCATCTCGGGTAGCCACACACACTGAGGTCCCACATGGTCCGGCTGGTCTGGCGCACCGACGTACATCTCTCGGACACCTCTCCGGCTTCCCGGAAGGACGACTGGGCCGACACCGTGTTGGGGAAGCTCAAGCAGGTCGGCATGGTGGCCGATCGACTTCGGGCTGCGGCTGTCCTCGACGGGGGAGACTTCTTCCACGTCAAGTCGCCCGGCCGGAACACGCACGACCTCGTGCGGAGAGTGGCGGACCTCCATCAGGGGTACTCGTGCCCGGTCTACGCGAACGTGGGCAACCACGACTGCGTGTACGGGGACTACGCCTTCCTCGACCAGCAGCCACTCGGGGTTCTGTTCGCGACAGGTGTGTTCGGCCGGTGCTACGACGACTTCGAGGTGTTCTTCGGCCCAGCCGACACCACGACCTCTGAAGTGCGTGCGTACCCCTTCACGAAGAAGGACGGGTGGCTGAAGGGCAACCCCTTCACCCTCCGCGACACACACCAGGTCGGGAACATCCCAGTCGTCCGGGTGGTGGGCATTCCGTACCACGGCACGACCTACGACCACCTCCGCTTCCGCAACATCAAGAAGGGGGAGGAGGACCACCTCGTCTGCATGGCCCACGTCCTTGCGTCCGAGAAGGGCGGCACGATGTTCGAGGGCGAGGACATCATCAAGTACGCCTCCCTGGTGGACCTCGACCCGGACGTGTGGTGTTTCCTGCCCGGAACGAAACTCATCGACTGGAACGGTCGCCAGATCGACATCGAGGCGGTGTCGGAGAGCCTGGCCGTGAGTGGCCGAGCCGGTCCAGTCGTGGTCGAGAAGGTGCATCCCGCACGAGAGGTTGACGAGGACGTGGTGCTCCTCGACGTAGAGGGGGTGCCTTCTGGCCTCATCCCTGGCGTGACGGTAGAACATCCCTTCTGGGTGGCACGAGGGCTCCAGTGCCGACTACCGTCTCGGGCAGATAGGAGATGCCATCCTGACAAGCCGAGGGAAGCCTACCCGTGTCGGTCCTGCCAGGAGCCACCCGAGGCACGTCCTGAGTGGCTCGCGGCGGGCCAGATCGCGGTAGGAGACTACGTGGCCATTCCCGTCCGACCCATCCCGACCGGTGGATCTATGTGGGAGCCCGGCCTGGCGCGGCTCCTCGGCTACTACCTCGCGGAGGGGCACGTAATCCTCAACCGCAGCGGGGACCCTATCAGTGGAGTCGGGTGGTCATTCCACTCCGATGAGACAGACCTCCACGCGGATGTGCGCCGCCTTGTGGGCGAGCACTTCGGGATCGAAACCCACGAGTATTCGTTGGAGAAGTACGGCCAGCGGTGTGTGCAGGTACGCGCCTACGGGGGGGCAGTCGCATCCTTCATGGGCGAGCACGGGGGTCGTCACGCAGAACAGAAGGAGATGTCTTCGGCGGTGTGGAACTTGTCCGCGGCGGCTAGGTTGGAGCTGCTTGTGGGGTGGCTTTTGGGGGATGGACACGCACGCAACCCTGGGAGGTACGACCGGGTGAAGGCTGAGGTGATGGGTGCGACGATATCCCCGAACCTCGCATCGCAGATGCACGCTATTGCTCTTTCGATCGGGCTTCGACCGTTCTACACCCTCCGGCAGGCCAGCCACGACACGGACACCCTACCGTGCCATATCCTGTCGTTCTACGGGGACGACGCCGAGATGCTCGGTGCCCGGCTTGGGGTAATGTTCCCCGAGCGGGAGAAGACCAAAGTCGCAGGGTTCTTCCGCGATGGACTCTATTGGGCTCGCGTGCGCGGTGTCGCGATGCAGCGATATCGCGGACCCGTCTATAACATCCGCACGTCCACACAGGAGTACGTTGCTGGGCTGCTTCTAACGCACAACTGCTTCGGCCACTGGCACAAGGACCAGGGGGTCACCACCTTGGGAGGCAAGACCATCGTGAACATCGGCTCGCTGACTCGAGGCTCCTTGTCCCAGGACGAGATGACTCGTCGTCCGGCATGTGCTGTCCTCACGTTCCAGCGGGCGCAGCCCGTTCAGGTCCAGGTCGTCCGGCTGAAGGTGGCTCCCCCAGAGGAGGTGTTCGACGTGGAGGGCCGTGTCCGACAGGAGACACGCTCGATGACCATGGACGCCTTCGTGGACTCTGTGAAGCGCAAGCTCGTCACCGAGCGGGGGAAGGACATCGGTGAGATCCTCGATGGGATGCCCGACGTGCCTGACAAGGTTCGAGAGCGGGTGCTGCTGTACCTGGAACGTGCGGAGAGTGGGTCATGAAGTCCAAAGAAGAGCGGAACAAGGCCATGACCGAGATGTTCGCCAAGACCTACGGGGGCCCCGCCGTGCGACAGCCCAAGAACGCCCCTGTCGCGGGCAGGGCCATGTCGATGGGGGCCACCATCCCCGGGTCCACCTGTTCGTTGTGCGCCGGCCACGAACCGCACACCCACATCTCGCCCCTGATGGCGAGGGAGGGGGTGCCAGTCGAGCCCTTCCGTGTGGCGAACATCTCGCCCACGTTCCTGTACGCCACCATGGTCCCGGCCCCCCAGTGCGAGGGCTGTCACGTCGAGATGAGCCAACACGATTCGACCCACTGGGAGTGCCGCGAGGCAGCTTGCTCCGAGCGCGGGAAACCCGTACCGGCGCATCTCTCGGGGGTCTACCCCTTCGTTTCCTAGCTTGGCAGGTAGGGTGTACCCCAAACCTCTGCTGGGAGATGACGTGGGCAAGGCTTTCACGCTCTACTGGAGTAGCCTCGAGACCTATGAACGCTGTCCACAGCTTTTCCTGTGGGGGCGTGGTTGGGGGACCATCGACGTGGGCGGTGGTCCGGGGAAGTCCAAGCCCAAGCCGCTGAAGGACTCCCGCCACCACGCCATCATGGGCATCGTCATCCAGAAGGTCATCGAGCGGATGTACAACGATGAGCTTTGGCGAACCCCCGACGGTTTGCAGAAGCGACTCTTGGACATGGTCGAGAAGGAGTTCAACTACGAGGTCAGCCGCAACTTCATCGACTGGCGACAGGCTCCGTCGAAGTTCGAGATGTTGCGGACGTGCCAGGATGGGGTGAGCGGGTTCCTTCGGACGCTGAAGGCCCAGAAGCTCCTCGGTCCCTACGCTCGAGCCGAGGTCGAACTCCTCGGGTGGGTGAACCAGTACACCCCCATCGGCGGTCGGGCGGACTTGATTCTCCGTCGGGACGACAACGGCACGACCATCCTGGACGGGAAGAACTCCAAGGACAAGGGCAAGTACACGAACCCCGACCAGCTTCGGTGGTACGCCCTCTGCTACTACCTCGGGTACGGCAAGCTCCCCGAGCGGCTGGGCTTCCTCTACTACCGCTACCCGGCTGGGTTCGAGAACCCGGATGGGACGATCGAGACGGGGGTGGACTGGGTGCCGGCCACTCGAGCCGACATCGAGGGTCTCGCCAAGCGGGCTGTGGATGCTCGGAAGGCGATGGACAAGGAGAAGTTCGAGGCCACGCCGTCCCCCTCGACTTGCAAATTCTGCGACTACGAGACGGTCTGCCCGGCCCGTCAAGCCCAGAAGGCCGCCAACTCCCGCTCCCGCAAGAAGGGAAAGGATGGCGAGGAGCTTGAGATCGGCGACGGTTTCGCCGAGTTGAAGATGTAGGGGGGGTCCAAACCTTAGGCATTCGGGTAGAGCACGGAACGGGTTCGGAGGCGAAGTGGACTTGGACCAACGGTTGGAGGCGGCCACCAAACGTCGAGAGACGCTTGCGGCCGAGTGCCGTCGCCTGGAAGGGAAGTTGGAAGCCGCCGAGACGGCGCTCCGAGCCGTTGAGGAGGAGTGCCGTGCCAAGAACATCGATCCCGCCAAGATCGATGAGGTAATCGAGCAACTTCGAGCCAAGTACCAGACCCTCGTGGAGCAACTAGAGCAGGACGTGGCCGCAGCGGACCGCGCCCTCACACCTTTCCTGAAGGAGACGACCGGATGAAGATCACAGCAACCAAGAAGGATCTGACTGCCGCCTACCAGATCGCTTCGCTCGGAGTGGGCAGCGGGGAGGACAGCGACATCCGGACCCATCTCTTGCTTCGCGTTCGAGACGGCAAGCTCGAGATGCTGGCGAACAACTTCGGTCGTCTCATGGCCTCCGCGTTCGTCGTGAACGCCAAGCTCACGGACGCCAACGAAGGGGACGTGTTCACAGTCCCGGCCTGGCGTTTCGCGAAGTTCATCTCGCTCATGCGTGGAGATGACGAGGAGGCGACCCTCACCCACGGGGACGGCATCACCAAGGCCGCCAGCAAGCGGGGCACGGGCAAGTGGGCCGCACTCGACCCGAGCACCTTCCGCTACACCGACAACACCTTCGCGGAAGCCACCCAGGTGGCGACGGCCAACATGGAGCGGCTGGCGAACACCCTGCTCTACAGCCGGAACTTCGTCCACGAGCAGGAGAACAAGTCTCCGAACCTCGTTCTGACCGAGTGCCGGAACGGTCTGTTCTGGGCGACGGACTCCATGTGCATCTCCATCGTGGAGAACCCCGACTGCGCCCAGTCCACGCTGCGGATCCACGGCAAGGACATCGGCACCCTCACCCCCTTCCTGTCGACCAAGGGGATCGAGACGGTCGAGTTGTTCGAGCACCCCAACATGGTGTTCTTCCGTCACCCCGGCGAGGTCGGTGGCATGGTCGGTGTCGCCCGCTGGGTCCACGAGTTCCCGGCGATGAAGATCGACCGCGAAGAGAAGCCCAAGTGCGGGTTCACCGTCAGTGCCGAGGGGCTCAAGGAAGCCCTGGAGTTCTTCGACGCCTTCGCCCAGAAGGACGACACCCAGGTCCGCTTCCGCTTCGAGAAGGACGGCGAGGTCGTCGTGTCGATGGCCTCCGGCTCGGGGGCGAGCGAGGACGACGACCAGGTGCTCACCTTCATCGAGTCGGACAACATGTCCGCCTTCAAGGATGCGGGGTTCACCGGCTTCTCGCTCACCAAGAAGTCGGTCAGCTTCCTGGCCGACACCTTCCTCTCCGAGAAGCAGGTTCGGTTCGGTGTGACCTGGGTGAAGAAGAACGGGTACGTCACCATCAAGTACACCAAGGACCAGACCAACTACTTCACCCTCCTCCTGTGGCACCGGAAGTGAGTCTCCCTGACCTGCCATCCGTGCAGGTCAGTTCCCTCCGCTCACGCTTGGAGCAAGCGAAGGGGCGGAGGGACGGTCTACGGGTACGCCTGAGCCAAGCACAGGCCGAGGTGAAACGGCTGGAGGCCGAGGAGGAGGTGTCGGATCTGGCTTCGGGCTTGATCCGCACCCTCATCGACTCCGAGGTGACGGACGGCGTGAAAGCTGTCGAGGAGTTGCTGACCGAAGGCTTGCGTGCGGTGTTCGACGACCAGGACATCTCGGTGCGGGCCGACGTGGACGTGTCCCGAGGCAAGGTCAGCGTCGACCTCATCACCATCCAGAAGCAAGCGGATGGGACCGTGACCGAGGGGTTGAGTCGGGATGCCTACGGGGGTGCCGTCACCACCGTGCAGTCCGCCCTCCTGCGGGTCATCGTCACGGTGCGCCGTGGGCTTCGTCCCGTGCTGTTCCTGGACGAGACGCTGCCCGCGTTCGACTCGAACTACGTCCACAACATGGGGGCGTTCCTCCGGGTGCTGTGTGAGCGCCTGGGGGTGGATGTCCTCCTCGTGTCCCACAACCCCGCGATGGTCGAAGCCGCAGACCACGCCTACCGCATCCAGAAGGTCAACGGGGCTGCCACGTTCAAGAGACTCCGCTAGCGAGTGGGTAATGTGCGGAAGTCTTGGGAGAGCGCGTGAAGTCCGCAGGATCCATCCGACACAAGATCAGCCAGATCCGTTACCGGCACCTCAAGAAGCGCCTGGAAACGGAGTTGCGCCAGGTCCCCGGCAACTGCGTCTACAACGCGGTCATCCCACCCCCAACCCTTCCAACGGGTCAGACCCCCAACGGAGTCCCGGTCGGAGTGCCCCTGTCGGGAGGCGAGGGGTTTGGAATCTGCATGTTCGGGGCGGGGGACATCGCGAAGTGGAAGCCCACGTTCTGTGATGAACAGGTGGATGGCGGAACACGCGCCAAGAAGTGCTCGGATTTCTGTCCGCGTCGCTCGAAGGAACAGGTGAAAGACGACTTCGCCCAAGAGCTTCAGCGGATGACCCTGGCGGAGGTGGCCTACAACTACCCAGACCTGGCGGCCTTGATCTGGGTGCTCGACGAGTCCGACTTGCCCCCTCTCGGCACGGAGGAGTCTGTCGAAGCTCCGGCCTCGGAACCCACCCCGCCTCCGCCTCCCACTCAACAGGTGCCGGTGGTGGCTCCCCCGGGCCCCGTGGCGGTAGAGGCGGAGGTGCTCCCCCTCGAGCCGGCGACCGGGTTCCTTCCCGCCGCCGTTGAACCGAAAACTACGTGGTGGTCGCGACTTCTTGGAGGCGTCTGGCCATGAGCGAACCTGAAGTCGTACCTGTCCCGACGGGCATCCCCATCCCCGGCGACCTGCTGCGTCTCGGAACCCTGGACCGGAAGAACAGCCGCAACGCGAGGGCTGTGCCTCTGATGATGGAGTTCTCGGTCAACCCCCAGACCGGGCCGTTCCTTGTGTCCGCGAGCCGTGGGCTGATGTGGGTCACTCCGCGTGCCCCGAAGATCCGAGCGGCCTCCAGGCCCATCAAGCTCGGGCCGTTCTTCATGGAGGTCGTCCGTGAGGTGGCGGGGATGGGGAAGGACTCGAACTGGGGCAACACCCACCCGATGACCCCAGAGGGCTTGATCCAAGCCGTCGCACACCTGCGCTCCTATGACCTGACGGACTTGGAGATCCTCCGGGGACCGAACACGGACATGAGCGCCTTTCCCGAGCCCGTCGCGGGGCCCGAGGACCAGCCCTTCCTTGTCGGACTTCCGCTGGTCGAGGCAGACTGGCTGGAGCCCGGCTACCTGGTGGTTGTCCCTCAAGACCGCGACTTCGTCGGCTTCATGCTGATGTTCGGTGAGCGCGGGTTGGCGGTGGTTCACAACGCCAGTCGGGGGATTGCGCTGTGTCGGGCATGAAGGAGTGGCTGGAGGAGGCTCTGGCCACGTTCTCCCTCTCGGAGCGAGCCGAAGGTTACGCGCTGGGCCGAGGCATCACGGAGTCTCGCCTTCACGACATGGGCATCGTCGAGTGGAACTCCTCGGTTCTTTCGACGCCTGCTCCCGACGAACTGTTCCGCGACATGAGGAAGGGGATGGGGCCGAGGGGCGAGAAGCTCGACGGCAGACTGTGCATCCCCCTCTTTTCCCCTCGGGGCGTCCTCATCGGGTTCGAGACTCGTGTGTGGTCCGGGGAGAAGAAGCTGAGCCAGTACCTCTTGCCCGGAGCGTCCTGGAACCCTGTCCTCATCGGCCTGACTCCGGCGGCCATGAAGCGGGTGTGGGCCGGTGGGAACGTGTGGCTGGCCGAGGGCGTGTTCGACATGGGTGCCCTAGAGCACGTCGTCCCTGCGAAGGACGCGGTGTTCGCAACCCTGCGGGCTCGGGTGTCTGAACGCCACGTCAGGTTCCTGCGTCGGTTTTGCCAGGGGACCGTGAACGTTGTGTACGACAACGACGAAACAGGCCGGAAGCAAGTCGAAGGTTGGGTGGACGAGGCGACCGGCAAGCGACGGTGGGGGGCTATCGAGTCGCTGTCTCGCGTAGGGTTGAGAGCACGAGACATCCGCTACAGGGGCGGGAAGGACCCGGGTGAAATCTGGGAGAACACAGGTATCGAAGGGCTGCGGAGAGCTTTCGCCGACGCCCTCTAACTTTCAGGAGACAGCATGAGCCTCTACAAAGCCGAGCAGGACATCGTGGACATGGTCAAGGACCTTGTCGGCCAGCACCACCCCGACCTCGCACTCGTCGTCGATGAGATCGCGGTCGTCGTCCGCGAGAAGGCGGGCAAGCGGGGTGGCAAGGCCATCTTGGGCAAGTCGTCGAAGGCGAGCCCGCTCATCGGAGTGCTGGGCGACACCGACTACAAGTTCATCCTCGAGATCGCGGGCGACGAGTGGCAGAACCTGACCACCAAGCAGCGCACCGCCCTCCTCGACCACCTCCTGTGCGCGTGCCGGGCCGAGGAAGGCGACGACGGGAACCAGAAGTTCTTCCTCGCCCCTCCGGACGTGGCGTTCTACTGGGACGAACTCGACCGCCACGGCGACTGGCGGCCCCGTCCCGAGGGTGAGGGGCCGGATGGTCCGTCCCCCATCGACGCCCTGTTCGGCAAGGACGAGGACGACACCTGATCTGGCCTGAACGGGAGGAAGGATGGCCCTCGACACCAAATATCGCCCGCGTCGATTCGAGGATCTGCTCGGGCAGGCCAACACCGTCAAGGTGTTGCGTCAGTTCGTGGAGTCCGGGGCCGGATTCCATCAGTCCTACCTGTTCTGCGGGGGACACGGCTCGGGCAAGACGACCATGGGTCGCATCCTTGCCCGAGCCCTCCTGTGCGAGAGCCCCAAGGATGGGGACCCGTGCGACCAATGCACGAACTGTGTGTCCATGCTCGAGCGTGGCTCCTCTGAGTGCTTCACCGAGTTCGACGCGGCCACCAACTCCTCCAAGGAGGACATCAAGCGGCTGACCGAGACGGTCCACTTCGACACGTTCAGCGGGAAGCGTCGCATCTACCTGATCGACGAAAGCCACCGCCTCTCTCCGGCGGCTCTTGACGCCCTCCTGAAGCCGATGGAGGACACGGCACCGGGCACGCAAGACAAGCTGCTGGTGTGCATCTTCTGTACGACCGAGCCCGAGAAGATGAAGGCCACCATCTTCTCCCGGTGTGCCCCCGCCTTCGTCATCCAGAACGTGACCCCGACCGTGATCGCGGAACGCCTGGCCTACGTGTGCGAGCAGGAGAAGATCCCCTTCGAGAAGGAGGCCCTGGTCGTCATCGGGGAGGTTTCAGAGTGCCACATCCGTGATGCTCTGAAGTCGGTCGAGGGTGTCTCGATGTTGGGCGGGGTCACCCAGGCCAACGTCCACTCGTACCTCCGACTCAACGCCAACAAGCTCTACCTGAAGATCCTGTACCTGTTGGGTCGCGACCTGGCGGCGGCCCTCCAGTCGGTCGAGGCCGTGCAGGAGGTCGTATCCCCGACCACCGCCTACGAGCGCATGGCGGACCTGGCCATCCTGGCGTACCGCGTCCATCTGGGAGTGGGGCGCATCCCTTCGTACTGGCCCGAGAAGGCTGTCCGGGCGTTGGGGGAGACCCACGGGGCCTTCTTGCTGAAGGTCGCCTCGTTGTTCTCGTCCAGGCCCTCTCATCCGACCTACGCCATGCTGACTTGTGACCTCGCTACGTTGCATTTTCAGCGTACTGGCGATGTAGCGTCTCCCGCTTCTATCAGCCCTGCGCTGCTTGCAGCGGCCATCAAGGCAAGCCAGTCCGAGGCAGCCCCACCGCCGCCGACCCCGACTCCTCCACAACCTTCCGTGGAGCCGCCTCCAGCACACAGCAGCCCTGTCGCGGCGGATCAGAAATCGGTGGAGGCAGGTACAATCAGACCTCCGGTGTCAGAACCCGCGCCAAGCCCACCGAAGAAGCCGTCGGCTCCGACGGTGACCAAAGGTGGGGTCTATGTTGACCCTCGAGGGATCAACCGGCGCGACCAAGGGGCCGTTACTTCCCATGAGTCCACTCCGCCGCCACTTGAAGTCGCTGAGTTCCGCAAGGGACTTCGCCGACTCGTGGCTGAGTTGGCTGTAGATGGTCGGGGGCACCGATCAGCGTGATGCTCGTAGCTGGGTCGTCCTCGAACTGACCCGGCTCGGCGAGGTCAAGGCCGAGGAGTCTCTGCTTGAGGGTTTGCTGCGGGATGCCCTCCGAGCGGACAACCAACTCGCCATCTTCATCCCTTCCGTGTCGTACCAGAATGGAGGGCGAAGGATCACCGTGGCCTTGATGGAGGGCTACGCCTTCGTCGCGACCGGGCTCCCCGAGATGACATACTTCGGGCTGGAGAGCACCCAATACGTGCGGAAGGTGCTCTCCGTCAAAACGCCCAACGGAATGCGGGCGTTGAGCGTGATTCCCGAAGCCCGCATCGTAGAGATGAGGGCCCAACTTGCACAGCAGGTTTCCTCGGATCTCGTCGAGGGTATGCGAGTCACGGTCACGGAGGGGGTTTACAGCCATCTGGATGGTGAGGTAGTTCAGATAGATGGCGACAACGCTCGGGTGCGGTTCCTGCTACGCTCCCTAGACCTGATCGCACCCGTGCCTCGGGTGTTTCTCACCCCCGTTACGGAGGACGAGCCATGAGCGGATGGTGGGGCGGCCACAAGCTGATCGAGTCCTCAGAACTGGAGTCCCGGTTCTCCGTCGAGGACGGCATGGCCTTCATGGATGCCGTCGTGAGCGAGGGTCTGACCGAAGAGGGGACCCATCAGATCGAACGAGTTCGGTCGGTGATGGACCAACTTCCTCCCCGAGAAGCGGATTTCATCGACCTGTACTACTTCCGGTCGATCAAGCAAACCGACATCGCGGCCATCTTCGGGGTCAGCCAGCCGACCGTGTGCTACCGGCTCCAACGAGCCGCCGCACGGATTCACTTCCTCCTCTCGCTGCCGGACCTCTCGCCCGAAGACGTGGAACGAGATGTCACCCCCTTCCTCGACGACCCGATCGACGTGAAGATCATGCTCCTGATGCAGCAGACCACCTGTCAGTCGGAAGTCGCGAAACAACTCAATGTCTCCCAGGGGTTCGTCCGGCATCGGTTCATCCGGTCGCTGTCGAAGCTGAAAGGACAGGACGGACTCGAGCCCCACGTCTTGCTGTTCGACCTCATCTCCCGCAACCTCAACATCCTTCGGGAAGTTCAGAGGCCGGTGTGGGGCATGAAAATGTGCCGCGTCCTGATGTGAACGGCTCCCGTTGATCGTCCTATGACGCGGCCCAAGTGAGGACACCTCATGGGCAGTGCCCCGTCAGAACGCCGCATCGTCATGGCCCGCAACCTTGCAAAGAGGTGGCTCGAGGCCGAAGCTCGTCCAGAGCATCGCCTGACCATCTACTACGTCGGCAAGGAAGTTCGGGGGCTACCGAACGTACTGCGGGGGTTCCGGGACGCGAAGCTCAAGATCGGTTCCGTCGAAACCATCCCGGACCTTGGGGTCACGGAGGGGTTCGATTCGGTCACCGTGTGGTCGTCTGACCGGGATGCCCTGGTCCGCCTCGCCGCGTGGTTCGAGGCTCACCACTACGAGACGACAGGGGTGTGGTGACCAATGGCCGGAACCCGCATCGCATTCGAGTCCACGTACACCTCCGGCACCGGACAACAGCAGTACCGGTACACGGTGGTCGTCGACCTTTCCGGGGTGACGAGCGTTCGGGACATCCGCTCCCCGTTCGGGCTCATCATGGACACCATGACTCGTCTGCCGCAGTCCGTGGTGGACGACATTCAGGGCTCGATGGCCCAGGTGGAGACGATCTTGTCCCTCACTTCCGCCGTGAACGGCACTGCCACGTTCGTCTCCGCCACCTCGGTGTCGATCACGTTCTCGACCCCGATGTCGAACACGAACTACCGGGTGCATCTGTCCCCCTCTGATTTCATCCCCGTGCGGGTCACCTCCAAGCTCACCACGGGGTTCACCATCGAGACGGGCATCACCTTCACTGGGACCGTCGGCTACGACGTGTTCGTCTGAGGCCAGCCATGAACCTTCGCGACCACATCATCCGCCTGGCCCATCAGAAGCCCGAGCTTCAGCCCTACCTGCTCAAGATCCTCACGCACCGTGAAGCTCGAGACGAGCGGGGTTCCGGGGGTCTGATCTTCAACTTCGAGCGGGGGTTCTCCCTTCGCACGCAGCCCACCGACCCGCCCTACAACCAGACCTACGATGGCCTCATCCTGGTGGAGCGCGCCAAGAAGCCCTACCAGATGGCCCTCCAGGTGGTTCGCGAGTTCCGGTCGGAGATCGAGCGGCTCAAGACCCCCTACGCCGTATCCAAGTTCGTGGACGAGAAGGTGCGTGAGCGCGTCGGCAAGACCCCCTCTTGGCACTCATACTCCATGCCGGACTAGCGAGGTAGAACGTGGCTCAGCCCCCCTTCAAGACCGACGTTCTTCAGATCGAGCCTGGTGCAGCCGGGACTCGGACGATCTCGCGTGACACCACGGCGGGCGAACTGAAGTTCATCGACCCCAGCTTCCCCACGGGCGTTCGACTGGCCGACTTGATGGGGCTCCAGAGCATCCCGAGCGTGTCCATCGTGGGTCCTTCAGGGGGCGGGGCCCAGTTCACCACCATCCAGGACGCCATCGACGAGATCACCACCACCCCGGCGGTCGTTGTGATCGCGTCGGGGGAGTACACCGAGGACATCGTTCTCTCGAAGGATGTGGTGCTCTTCGGCCTTGGGTACGTGAAGATCACGAACAGCGCAGCGGGTCCGACCATCCACATCACCGAGGATGCGGATGATGTCCCCCGGTTCGTCCGGCTTCAGAACCTCACCATCGAGAACACCGACGCCGGCGAGGAGTGCATCTTCGTCGATGGGTCCAATACGTTCGCAACGGGGACCGTCACCGTAGTGACGGCACCTCTCGCTGCCGGCGACGTGGTGAACATCAACGGCACTCCCCTGACGGGTGTGGCCGCAGCCCGTACTCCGGGCTCGAACAACTTCAACGCATCCCTCGGGACAACTGCAGCCCTGGCGGCCGAGATCGCGGCAGCCATCACCGACACCGCCAACTCGTTCGACACGCTCGTCACCGCCACCGCGTTGAGCAGCGTGGTCACCCTTAAAGCCGTCACCCCGGGTGCGGGAGGCAACGCCATCACGCTGTCGGCGACGACCGTGCCTCCAGGTGGCCTGACCGTCTCGGGGGCCACCCTCACGGGAGGCGGGGGCCTCGACTCCGAGGTGGCCCTCGAGGGGGTGGAGATCCTCGACTGCATCTTGCTGGCGACGGGTGTGGGCACCCGTCAGATCGTCACCGAGACCGTCAACAACGTCCGGGTCTCCGGTGGGACCTGGCTCGGGTCGTCGTCGACCTCGGAGGTCATCCTCAACCAGACGGCCTCGTTCGTGGTGGAAGGCGTGGGCTGGGTCAACGACTTCCAGGTCGCCTACGACACGGGCAACGACCAGCCCTCCATCCTCACGTCCGCCTGGAGTATCGGTTCGACCAGCCGGGTCGGGAACCTGCTCATCAACCTCATCGGGGAGGGTTCGACCACCCTCTTCAACTGCCCCAGCGTGAAGGACATCACCCACAACGGCGACCGAACGTTCACGGCGGTCGGCTGTGTGATGGGCAACCTGCTGGTCGAGGACACGGTGGTCGCCCGGTTCATCAACTGTGCTCGCGGGACGCTGGCCGGGTCGGGGGTCACCGCCGTGGTGTCCGAAACCAGCCTGGTGCGTTCGTCGGCCCTTGTGGCTGCGGGCTCCGACAGCGTGACCTTCACCCGGTTGCAGCCGAATACCTCCTACGCGGTGGCGGTGGACGTGCCAACTGCAGGGGTGGTTGCCAACGTGACCGCCAAGACCACCTCGGGGTTCACAGTCACGTTTTCAGCCCCGGTGACCGGCACCGTTTTCTACACCATCCTCCGGCAGATGTGAGGTCGCCATGAGCAACCCTACACAACGTGTCGCCGCTCGCTTCTTGGCGAACTACGCGGGCAACCCAGACGGGAACGGCATCTACCCCGTGGAGATCGAGCATGGGTACGAGGAGCCTCTTGCTGGGGGCACGGACGTGATGCGGAAGCTCCAGAACCAACTGCTCGAGGAGCAGGGTCGGCCGCCTCGTCCGGAGGCTTCCCGTCTCGCCGCGTCCAAGCCCCGGACGTTGGCCCTACGGTCGCCCTTCTACGAGGCGAGCGACAAAGTCTACGGTCTGATGTCCGCCGTCCAGGCGGAGCCGATGCTCCGGGAGGACAAGAAACTTCAGCAGTTCGCCAAGGGCCTGAAGAAACTGATCTCGGACCTCCACGACCACCTCGACTCCACCTACATCTGGGATTGACCATGTCCAAGCACGCTGATTTCTGGGACGAACTCACCAAGACGGCCTACGCTGGGGACGAGAGCCTCGACTTCGCCGGGAGCTACCTCACCGCCACCGAGAGGGAGGAGGAGGCCGAATCCCAGCGTGTGGATGCTGCCGTGGAGCGACGGATCTCGGGTCGCGACCTCAACGAAGGGGCGTTCAACTCCGTGCGGGAGTTGACGGACTCCGCTCGAGCCAAGGCCGCTCTCACGCTCCCCGTGGAAGCGGGCACCCGGGTCCAGTTCATCGCGAACGCGGGCTCGGTTCTTGCCTACGACGACCCTCCGGCCCCGAACGAGTCTGGCGTGGTCGTGGCTGTGAAGTCCGCCTCGGGCCAGATCACGTCCCACAACGGGGTCGTGTTCGCCAAGTGGTCCGACGGGAAGACCCGAGCCATCCACGCGGAGCACCTCCGGCTTGCAGCGGGTCGTGTCCGCACGACCACGGCTGCCATGGCCGACAAGATCCGGGTGGCCAGCCTCGGTGACCTGTCCGAGTTCCTTCGGTTCGGCTCCGACACGCTCGTCCACAAGGCCACGAAGGACTTGTGGAAGGTCCGCAAGGACGGAGGCGACTTCGTCATCGAGCGCCTGTTTGCGGAGAACGGCTCTCCCCTGAAGGTGTGAGCGGCCTTCGGTGGAGTCCTTATAGCCGCCGCTCGGGGAGAGGAGGAGCGTCCTTTGTCCGTTCCCAACCCCAAGCGCGTAGCTGAGGCGTACATCTCCCGCACGGCTTCTTCCACCCGGACGAAGACGGCGGGTGAGGTCCGTTTCATCAAGGACCGTGCGGGAGACAAGAACGAGTGGGCATGGGGCACTCCGGGCCCTTCGCAACGGGATATCGGCGAGGACTTCAAGTTCCGCCCGAAGTTCCTGAAGCCACTCTCGCTCACCCTTCGGGCCACTCTGATGGCGATGGGGCACGCCCTGTCCGCCCAGAACACCTTCGCGAAGGTGAAGTCCGCGGACATCTCCCCGGATGGCAGCCTCGGCGGCAAGGGGTACATCCAGAAGATCCCGGACATGCGGCGGGCCTACATGAACGTGGTCGAGGCGCTGTCCGCGCTGTCCGACACGCTCTACGACGAACTGAAGGCACCCCACTGGCATCCCGAGGCTACGGATGGTGGTCCTCGTGAGCGCGAGGAGGTCCAGGAGATCCTTCAGGACGCCGAGGAGATTCAACGGGACCCAGAGGGCTGGGCCGAGGAGGAACAGTCCGAGATGGACGCGGAGCACGAGTCCGCCGAACCCGAAGGTCCAGTGGCAGCACAGAAGCCCAAGCCTCGGGGGAAGAAAGCCGCCCAGTCCTCGTGGCCCCTCCTCGCCGCCTCCGTTGCCAACCGTCATCTGAAGGGGAGCACCCCGTGAGCAAGCGCAAGGCACAAGAACTCGACGTGCTGGGTGAAACCCACCTTCCCGACGACCTATTCACCAACACGGACGGGTTGAACTGGATGCTCGACACCTACCCAGACCTGGGGAAGGGGATGGGTGTGCTCGACCATGAGGTCTTGAGCGACCCCAAGTCTCCCCCGTCGCTGCCAGACGGGATTGTCATCGAGGCCGGTGAGGAACTCGGTGAGGACTCGGTGGTGTTCGGCGGCATGGGCGACCTCGGCGAGATGACCCGTGAAGCGGGCCTGACGGACCTTTCCTGGTTGGAGTTGGCCGAGCAGGACCCCGAGCGCCTCCCAGACAACCCGGTGGACAATGGCATCCCCGAGTTGGAGCAAGCGTGGGGAGCCCACCGCCGCACGGACGGCATCTCGCTGCTCCCGAACGTGGACCGTGAACAGGCGGTGTACGAGTCCAGCCTGACCGCCGATGCGGAGGGTGGGGCACTCTCACAGGCGATCATCGACGAGTCTCTGCGTTCGGCCTCTCGCAAGGTCACCGCCGGAGCCACCTTCGCGGATGTGGCCTCCGAGGTTGCCCAGCGGCTCGGCGAGCACGCCCACCTCGCTCGAGAGGGGATGGCGAAGATCAAGGACGACGCGGGCCTCATCGGTCGCGTGTTCATCCGGGCGGCGAACTACCCGGGCTGCGCTTCTGGGAAGTGGAACGAGCCCGTGCGGAAGCACGCGGCACAGGCCACGTACCTGGTCAAGAAGAAGGCGTGTGGCGGCTGTGTCCATGCACAGAACGGCTCCTGCGCCATGTTCAAGAAGCAGATCGTGACGACGGTGCCGTGGGAGGAGGCGGTCGAGACGTACCAGCCGGTCCTCGAAGCCTCGGGCCGCAAGGTGGCCTCCAACACGACCCCCAAGGAGGCCCTCCGCAAGGCGTTCCGTATGGCTCCTGTGGGCCTCCAGGCGGTCGGCGACGTTCGGCCCATCCAGCCTGTCGCGGCGGACCAGGTGAGCCTGGAGGACGCCCGCAAGGCCCTCGCTGCCACCTCCACCCAGACCCGCATCCTCGAGACGACCCGCAAGGAAGCTCTCGGCCATGTGGCCCGGTGGAAGTCCAAGGGGATGCTCACCGCCCAGGACGCGGAGCGTCTGGCTTCGTCCCAGGCCGCTGGTCCCGACATCCTGAAGGCAGCGGCCCGTCTGATCTCGGCCGTCAAGGTCGCCGACTACAAGGGCGGCCAGAACGCGGGCAAGATGGGCTACGAGGCCACCCGCGAGGAAGCCTGGCAAGCACTCGCTTCCGCCGAGGACCGCTCCAAGCAGGCCACCGAACTCATCGAGCGCGAGATGGCTCGGCGTGAGAAGGCCGCCTCTCGGGAAGGGAAGCGGATCGCGGCCATCGAACAGAAGGCGGCATCCATCCGGGCGGCCATCGACCGGGGACTGCAGGGCAAGGCCCTGGTCGCCGCCATCCTCCGCACATTCGAAGCCTCGGATCGTGGTCTGGCTGGCGAAATCCTCGACCCGTACATCAAGTCCAAGAACGCCCTCGCCGAGCGCACCCCTCGTGCGGCAGCGGCCTACTCGGGACTGGCGAACGATGTCCGCGTCCAGGATGTGACCGCCTCGGATGCGTGGGCCCAGCTTCGCCAGGTACACCAGCCCTCCCCCATCGACCTGGCGGAGCGTCGTCGGCTTCAGGCTCACCAGAAGCTCGTCCACACGCTGGGACGTTGGGTTCGGGACGGCATCCTCCCTCGTCAGGCGGCGGACCGGTTGGTCCAGTCGTCGGCGGAACCCCGTGAGGTTCTCCGGGTGGCTGCGGCTCTCGCGGGTCGGGCCAAGACGGCGGCCTACTCCGGGATGCTCAACGACCTTCGTGTCCCCGAGGTGTCCGCCACGGAGGCTTGGTCGCTGTTGGTGGCGGCCGAGGACAAGAACAAGAAGGCCAGTGAGGTCGTGTCGGCGGAAGTGGCTCGACGCACTCGTGCGGCCTCGCGTGAGGGCAAGAAGGAAGCCTCGGTTCGGGCCAAGGTGGCGAAGGTCACGCAGGCCATCGACCGTGGGCTTCGCGGCTCGGTCCTCAAGAACTTCATCCGCAAGCTCCTCGCGTCGGACGAGATTCCGCTCGCCTCGAAGCTCCTCGACCCTGTGCTTGCCCGCACGGGGGCACTGGAAGAGGTGATGACCACCCCGAAGGACTACGAGGGGGTTCACTTCGAGCGGGCTGCCAACGAGGGACCCAAGGTCGCTCCGGGACCTGGTTTCCGGGAGGCCGATCGGTTGCTCCGGTGGGCTCGTCAGCAGATGTCCGAGGGCTTCGCGGGCCGGGACTTGGACAAGCTCCTCGAGGGACGTTTCGCCTCCTCGGTGCGGACGGCGGCATCCTCCGCCATCCGGTCCCTCCGGGCGAAGCACGAGGGTCTGTCGGGCCAGGTCTACGTGGACGCGGAAGCCTACGCCTCCAAGACAGGCACGGCTGGCTGTGAGAAGGGTGCGCTCCGGCATCGGGCGAACCAGATCCCCACGGTCATGCAGATGGACCGCTGTGGCTCGTGCATCCACCGTGTCGCCAAGGCGGACGGCACCCCGGTGTGCTCGACCTACAACAAGCGGCTCGTCGCCTCGATAGCCGAGGTGGTGGAGAACCCCAAGGCGTACCAGAAGGAAGCCCTTCGGCTCGCCAACGGGACGGACGCCGAGAACACGGCGGCCATGTTCAACACCTACGACCCCTCCGAGTTCGGACTGGGTGAGGAAGGCGAACTGGACGACCTGGTGCTCGAGGACGCCCCGTCGGACGAGGAAGTCGCGGACGTGTTCTTCGGCGGGATGGAGTTGGAATGACCCCCGCAAGCCGACTGGGCCGTCGTTACCCGGCCGCCCACGCGGAGCACCCCGAGGTGCGAGCCATCCTGAAGGAGTTCTTCGGGCTCCTTCACGCCCTCTACTGGAGCCACTGGACGGCGCACTGGCAGGTCCAGGGGAACCCCTTCTACGGGGACCATCTCCTGTTCGAGCGGCTGTACCAAGGGGTCGTTGAGGAGATCGATACGCTGGCGGAGAAGATGGTGGCTCGGTTCGGTCCCACCGTCGTCGATGCCGTCGATCACTTCCCTGTGACCCAGGCGTGGGTGGAACGCTGGAGCGTGCAGGAGAGTCCCTACAAGAGGGCTCTCATGGCCGAGTCGGACTTCCAGTCCGCCGCCAAGCGGGTCTACGACCACATCAAGGAAGCCGGGGCCATGTCCTTGGGGTTGGACGACTACCTCATGGCCATCGCCAACGACCACGAGACGAACATGTACCTGCTGCAACAGCGGCTCCGTACAGACGGCGTGTTGAACAAGACTGCCAAGGTCTTGGACACCGTGTTCGTCGTGGTCGACCCGTCGGACCTCTCGGAGTTCGGCGACATCATCTTCGAGGCGAATGCCGCCCACCTGGCGAACTACATCATCGGCACAGGTGGCAACAAGTGGCGGGCGGAGCACTCCACGCTCCACGACAACAAGCAGTCCGCCATCCAGGATGCTGTGGACCGCCTGAAGAAGTTCTGGGGTGGGAAGCCTCCCGCCAACGTCCTCCCGAAGAACCTGGACGTGGGTCGGCTCGCGTCGTTCGAGCGTCGGGCGACTCCGGGGCTGGACCATCTCGACGGAGATGGTGAAGCGGACATGTCGGCGGAGGGGCACTTCTTCGACAAGCCGCGTGCTCGAGAGGTGCGGGAGTTCGCTCAGTCCGGGGCCATCACGAACAGCCCCGAGGTGGCGAAGGGTGCGCTCAAGGCCGACGAACTGGCCGAGTCCCCCCGGAAGGTGAAGAAGCAGGTCGATGCTTCTCCCCCGACGGTCACCGAGATCGTGGATGACACCCCCGGTTCGGGTGAGTTCTCCACCCTGTCCCGGTACGTGGTGGAGACCGCCCAGACCGACGAGCCCGGAGTCCCACAAGGCCACCACGAAGTGCCGAAAGCTCCGGACGCGGTGAAAACGCGGGTCGCAAACCGCTGGCTTGCCTCAATAGGGAGCCTATCTGCCTCCTGAGTGGGAGGCCGCGACATGGCTAGGCTCATCACGGCACCGCCGAAGTTCAAGATCCTGGTAGCGAACATCGAGAATGCGGGGGATCCCAGCCGTGGGAACAACCCCGTGAAGGTTCGTACTGGGTTCCAGAAGCAGCTTCTCTCCGAGGTCCCTCGGACGGGGGCACCCTCGTGGTCGCCGGACGACTCGACGCCTGGGGTCCACACCTACCAGGGTCTGCTCAAGAGCACGACGCCGAAGGTCCCCGTTGCTTCGACCGGTACGGTCACGGTCGGGAACAACACCTTCACGGCACAGGCCACGCTCTACCTCGGACCCTACACCATCACGTCGAACGTGGACTTCACTCCCGGCGGCACAACGGCTTTGACCGCGACCGCGTTGGCTGCGGCCATCTCCGCCCTTCCCGAGTTCAGTGCCTCGGCCGCTCTGTCGGTCGTCACCATCACGGGGCCGTTTGGTCCCATGGGGAATGAGCTTCGGTTCGAGGACATCTACGCGGGATCGATCGCCAACTACACGCTGTCTCCGACGGATGGCTCGCTCTCCAGCGGTGAGCCCTTCATCGGACCTCCCGAAATCTTGTCGTAGGGGGCCACATGCCTACCCCAAAGTCCGCACAGACCAACGCCAGCATCCTCGCATCGCTCCCTTCGGGTACGACGCGGGTGCAGGTCATCGACGAGTTCGGCAAGACTCGGTTCAAGGCTCCGGCCGATGTGGCCGACTCTGACCAGATCGTCATCGGCGGCAACGGCGACCCGATCGTGATGTCCGGCCGTCCTGGACGCAAGAAGAAGCCCGACCTGGCTCCCGCCAACGACCGCGTGGCGGAGCAGATCCGCGCCAAGGAGATCCACGTCGAGGGAGACGATCTCCTCGACACCATCCGCCAGAACCCCGAGTCGGGAGATGTGCTCGACCGGGTGATGGAGGGCTTGGCCGAGGAGGCGGCTTCTCTGTCGTTCGAGCGGCGTGAGGCGGAGCGCACGGGGAATCCGACTTCGCAGATTTCGATGCGACGCATCAACGCCCTGAAGGCGGTCGGCGACTCCTACCTCAAGCGGAAGGAGATCATGTCCGTCGGTGCGGTGGACATGGAAAGCCCCGCGTTCCGGCGGCTGTTCACCTACATCATGGAGACGTTCCGCGAAGCCCTCAACGGAGCGGGCACCCGCCCCGAGATGATCGAAACGGTGTTCGCCAACCTCTCCAAGCGTCTCGATGAGGACTGGCAGAAGGAAGCCACCAAGCGGATGTCGGAGGGCTAGTGGCCGCTGGACTTGCATCCATCGCGATGGGGGCTGGTCGGGCGAATGCCGCGACCGGCCGTGCCGTGGTGGATCTCATCACGTTCATCGAGGCCCCTTGGGGCCTCAACATGGCCTTGTTCCCTGTCCAGCGGGTGATCCTCAAGGCGTACTACGGGGTTCCCCTCGACACCAACCCGCATGGGTTCCCGCTCGACACCCCCGTTCCACAGACCCACCCGAACTACAGCCCGGACCTGGTGGATGTGGATGGGTACTACAAATACCGGGTCGTCATCACGGATTGGCGTCGTCAGAACCCCAAGGTGATGACCGAGGCGCAGTACCTGGCGAAGCAGTTCGCTGAGGGTCGCTGCAACATCGGGACGGTCATCCCGGGCCAAGAGCGACGCGAGATGGTGCTGTCCGTCGGCCGTCGTTCCGGCAAGACCGAGATGTCGTCGTGCATCGCGGCCTACGAGACGTACCGGCTCCTCTCCAAGGGTGACCCCCAGACCTACTACGGCGTGCCGCCGAGCGAGAACATCCAGCTAATCTCGTTCGCGACGGACAAGGACCAGGCGGGCATTCTCTACCAGAAGGTGTCCGGCTACTTCCGAGGCTGTTTCGCCCCCGAGACGGAGATTGTCACTGACCAGGGGGTCAAGCCCATCGGGTCTCTTGTCGGCACGAACCCGACGATCCTCACCCGTGACGGTACGTGGGTGGCGGCCCCGATTCGGTCTTTCGGGGTGCAGCCGCTCCTCAGGCTGACCCTCCAACGACAGGGTATCGAGAAGGTCATCTACACTACGGCGAACCATCGGTGGTTCGCCCGCGATGCACGAAAGGCACATCGTGGACAGGGGTTCCGGGAGTTCCTCACGACGGAACTGCGACCCGGTAAGCACCACCTCCAGGCGACGTTCGGGAAGAGCTACAAGGGACGGATCGATCCGTCCCCGTTCGGTGTGGCACATGGGTTCGTGTTTGGGGACGGCTGTACCACCGCTGGGAGTCGCAACGCGACAGTGGCGCATCTGTACGGTGAGAAGGACGCAAACCTGCTCCCGTACTTCTCCATGTGCCCAAAGCGGCGCGGGGACGTGCGTGCGGAGCAGCCAGATAGTGGAAGGGGTGAGTGTTCCGTGGAGGTGGCTGCCCTCCCGAACTTCTTCCGTGACATCCCTCCGATCACGGAGAACAAGGCGTACCTACTCGGTTGGGCGATGGGGTACTTCGCGGCGGACGGATGCTCATCGAGTAGCGGGGTCGAGATCGCGAGCGTCGATCGGAAGAATGTTGAGTTCTTCCGTGACGTGTGTATCTTGCTCGGCATCGGAACCTATGACATCCGGGCCGAGGATAAGGTCTCGAACATCACGGGGAAGTCGTTCCGGCTATTTCGGCTCAAGCTGATGCGTGGAACTCTGGACGAGTCGTTCTTCATCCTCCCGTCTCACCGGGAAGCCTTCCGCGCCCTTGGAGGGGACGACGTTCGTCGTCAGGTTCTTTCCTGGACTGTCAAGTCCGTGGAGCCCACGGACCGGGTCGAAGAGGTGTTCTGTGCAACTGTAGAGGGCCACGGGGATTTCGTGCTTGCGGGGAACATTGCCACGGGAAACTGTTCCTTCTTCGCGCCCTACACCGCGAACAACACGCAGACCTACGCCCGGTTCCAGACCCCCAAGGACATCGAGCGGTACGGCAGCTACCAGAACGACCCGACCGCCAAGGCCACCATCAAGGTCACGTTCCGGTCCTCGGTCGCCAAGGGCTCTCGTGGTCCGGGTAACATCGTCGTCATCTTCGACGAAATGGCCCACTTCACCGACAATGGCCAGTCGTCGGCGGATGCAGTCTACTCGGCCGTCGTGCCGTCTACCGCGACCTTCTCCCCCAAGGATCCCCGGGATCGCCGCAAGGCCATCGGGGCCGTCGAAGCGAAGATCATCGCCATCTCCTCGCCCTTGGGCAAGCAGGGCGTGTTCTACCAGCTTTTCGGCGACGGGTTCCGAGGTGGGGCGGTCGGGGACAATCGCCTGTCCTTCCAGGCCGCCACCTGGGAAGTGAATCCCACCATCCCGGCGGAGTTCTTCGAGTCCGAGTTCGTCAAGGACTCCCGGACGTTCTTCACCGAGTTCGGGGCCGAGTTCTCGGACCGCACTCGTGGGTGGCTGGACGGCGAAAAGGATCTGCTGGCCTGCGTCAACCCGGACCTCAAGCCGCGTACCCGGGCTCCCGCCCGGATGCCCCACTTCGCAGGGGTGGACATCGCGCTCGTGGGTGACGCCACCGCCATCGCCATCGGCCACAACGACGAGCAGGGCCGCATCGTCGTGGACCTGGTGGACTCGATCAAGGCGGGTGAGGGCGACTTCGCCAGCTACGAGAGGCTCGACTTCCAGGAGGTCGCGGACTGGATTGCGGACCACGCCAGTCGGTTCCACATCACCGAAGGGATCTTCGACCAGTGGGCCGGCATCCCGATGGAGCAGGCGCTCCAAGCCAAGGGCTTGAGCCAGTTCGAGTCGGTACACCACACCCCGATTCTGACCAGCCAGATGTACCAGAACTTCAAGGACATGATGTTCGACAAGCGACTCATGCTCTACGACTGGCCCATCCCGGATGGGGCTTCGCATTGTGAGTACATCGCGCAGTTGCTGGAGCTTCAGGCCGAGTACAAGTCGAAGTACGTGACCATCGTGCAGGCACCCAAGGTTGCGGGAAAGCACGACGACTTGGCCGACGCCTTGGTCCGGATGGTCTGGAAGGCGTCCCAGCACGTCGGCAAGGTGATCGCCATGGGGGGTTACGCTCCCAGGCCGGGCGTTCCCCAGAACGTGCAGCGGGTGGCCCAACGGGCCATGATGCAGGCCCGTAGGAAGGCGTTCCAGACGGGCTCGAGCCCTGACCGCCAGGTGCCCAAGAAGCTCGGGTTCGGTCGCAACGGTGGCGGCGGTGGACGAGGCCCGGGAGGTCTGGGCGGTCTTGGAAACCCCTGGGGCCGGAGGTAGGCATGGGCGCTCCCTCCACACCACTACGGGCACACCACCGGCTTCTCAAGGAGATCCTCTCCTCGAGCTTCTCGGATGCCAAGGTGGCTCCCTCCCCGGAGGAGTTGGACTTGATCTCCCGTGTCTTTCAGCGCGCGGGGGGTTCGTGGGTGCGGGTGTATGGCGGATCCGTTCGTGATGTCACCCTGCTGAAGAAAACCTTGAAGGTGGCTGTTGCAAAGGGCCATCTCTCCAAAGCTCCGAATTGGGGTGGGTGATGGCTTCGATTACCGGCAACACGGACGCTGACGTTGAACTGATGTACTCGGGGCTACGGCTCCCGGTCACCGCAGGTCCGACGCTGCGTCAGACCAAGTGGCGGGGTGGTCTGTGGGTGACCTACATCACCTCGACCGAGGGCGAGTTTGTGGTTGAGGTGAGCAACGGGAACGCCTCCTGTGGGTTCCTGCTTTTCCCCAGCGAGCGGTACACCCCGTTGACGGGCTCTACCTTTGGGCCCGCGTTCGGCTCCAACGACAACTGGACCAGCTACCAGCCAGCCACCTACGTCGGCGGCCAGAACGTTGTCACGATGATCGCGGACAACACCCGGGCGTTCTTCAAGATGTTCGAGACGGTGGCCCTGGC